TGGTATCCAAGAATTCGTCCAAGTTCATAGCATCCTTGCAGGTCTCATTCAAAAACACGTTCAGGTTGAACCGCTGGTTGTTATTGACGGTGTTGTTCGTAATGTTGGTGGTAATCGCCAGATTTTGTTGGGTCATCTCGTAGATCTTGGTAATCATATCTTTGCTATCATGTTTATCTTCCTCCCTTTTCTCAACTAACAAGGTTTTGATTTCGTCGAACTTCTCAGCGGCCAGTGCATTCGTCTTTTGTTGCTGTTCAGCAGCCATTGTATTCATCTTTTCTTGCTGTTCGGCAAGCATGGATCTGAATTCTTTATTCTCTTTAAACAACTGCATAATCATGTAGTTAGTTATACCTATGTTACCAATTGAATCGTTGTTCTGTTGGAATGTTTCCTCAGATTTTTCAGCTGGTTCGACAGTTTCGCTTACCTTAGTAGCAGATGGATTCAATACTAGTTGGTTCGATGGTTCTGCGACAACACATTTCTTTTTATGACACCATAAACCAACCCTTGAGTTATAAACCTTACTGCATACTGAACACGGAAATCCCTTAACATCCGATTTGTTAATAGTTGTTAATGCCTTATGTTTAGCAGTCAATAAGTGTTTATCATAATCACTCTTCTTGCTCGTAGAATAGTGACAATTTTCACACGAAAAATTTTGAGAGAGATTCTCTTGAGATTTCTTTAACATTGTTTATAAACTCTCCTAACATATTTATCGCTAAATCATTTCCCCCTGCCCTTTCCTCAAAAATCCTTATGCTACCAACCCAAAATAATCGTCCGCCTAACGAAAGCATTATCGAGCAAAATCATGTTTCCACCACCATCCCTCTTTAAACAAACTTCAAAACTTTTTACGTAAAACTCATTTTGGACAAAAATTTTTGTCCATTTCCTGAAAAATTTTTCCATTTTATTCCCAAAGTTTCAAAAAGCCGATTTTGTAGGGGGCCCCCTTACTACCCCCCTTACCAACCACCAATTTTTTTGTGATAAAAATAAATAAACAGGTATAGTAATGGTATTAGCAGAATTTTTTCCGATCATTTTGATCTTTTTATTTTTATCCCAAAACGAAGAATTTGTCCAGTTTAGTCGAACAACCCTGGGGAAGTTGGTGGCCGTAGGCCTGATAGTGTATTATACGTGCATCGACAAATACTTGGGGCTCTTTGCTTGCGCGGTGGTGGTGTTTTTCTTTCAAAACGACCAAATCGAGAACATGACGGACTATGAACCCATGGACGATGGTGCGATGACGACCCAAACTGTGTTCCTGACCACGGAGGAAACGACCCCTGAACCACAGTTCGACCCGGTCGCTGACTCAAACGAAATACTGGACGACTATGTTTACCTGGAAGCCTCGACCAAGAGCAAACCAAACAAGAAGAAACAGAATCAACCCACCAAAATTCTAACCCCCTTGGAACAGTTCCGAGAGGATAACTGCGTCAAGAATCAGCTCACGTATAAGAACACGAATGTGAAGAACGATATGATAGAACATGTGTACCCAGAGATCAAGTTCGAAGGCAAGGTCTGCAACCCGTGCTTATCAAGTTGCAATGTAAAAGTGCATTAACCCCCTTTTTACACCTTTGTCGCCCTTGTCTTTACATTACATCGTCTGGCATCGGTAGTAGCATCTTGTAATCCGTCATTTTGATGTTATACTTGTCTCCCCGATTGATGAAACCGTAATGAATATACTTCCCATAAGCGTATCGTTGCTTCAAGAGCAACAGGTTACGATTATCAAACCGAATGTATGCGGATATTTCTCGGAGCTGCGGCGGTAATAGATTGTTTGGACTCATGGTGGTCGAGGTTCGAAATTTCCCCGGAACAGGTTTCAATATTTGGTACCTTACATCGTAGTTTGGGATGCGGTTGATATATTGCCCGTTTCTATAACATACGGTTGTATCATATTCGAGTATGTGATCCACGACCTCTTTGGGTAATGTCGCGAATACGGTAGACATTTGCATTTATTATAATTATGCGTATTATTAATAATATTATATTTGTCAATTTTTACACCCAGGGACTAGCAAAGATGTAAGAAAAATAATAAATAACCTTTAAAAGGTAAAAGGGAGGGTTTGCAAGGATTGAGCCCCGTAGGGGCTCCACCTTGGGCAATGAAAGCGCCCTGAGGGAACCTACGGTTTAAGGAAGGGGTAAGGGGGAACCTGGGTTCCCCCTATTTATCTCATAACAATATAGAAACGCAGAATCGTAAATAGTCGAAGGATGGTAAAAGCAAAAAAATTCAAAGGCAATGCGTTAACCCAGCTTTTATCCTATTTACATAACCAAGTCCATGCGCTGAACAACAGTAAAATCTTCGCCGGACTCATGATTATCACCCTTAATATCGTCTCCAAATTCGCTAACTTCAAACTGAGCAAAACCCTGGAATCCTATTTTAAATATACCTTTAGCCGACAGATCTTGGTATTCGCCATTGCGTGGATGGGAACCCGCGATATTTACATAGCTTGCATCATAACAGTAATATTTGTGATATGCACCGAGTACCTGTTCCACGAAGAAAGCCAGTTTTTCATTTTACCGAACGATTTCAAAGATTATCATATCTCGCTGCTGGAGAACGAGAACACCAAAGATACGGTGAATGAAGAGGATATTAAGAAGGCAAAAGACATTTTAGAAAAAGCCAAAAAACAGGGGATTTACGGTTCTGTGGATAATGCTTTACCTAACACCCAGTCTTTCGCACCGGCAAGCAATGTTTCTTTTGTAAACACGGTTGCGACATCGACGTTTTAAGCAGGGAACCTACGGTTCCCTTGCAAACCCTCCCTTTAATAGTGTAACTTTTGTAAATTCTCTCTCTTAATGAGACCCCAAATGCTTATACAATAAAAATAATCTTAATCGCGCTGTTAAGATTATTCCAAAGCCAGTTCCCAAGATAATTACCAAGATCGTTTATAGTTAGAGGGAAGGGTTTAAGGGGTCAGAGGGCTTTGCTACGCATTGCCCTCAACCCTTGGGCTTTTGGGCTTCGCCCATAGCAGGCGCCCTGAGGGAACCGTAGGTTCCCCTTATAGGTCCCCTTATATAATATCCTTATAATGTAGATATAAATCGACAAGATAAATAGAGCAGAATGAATTTCGACATAGAAGAGTTAAAAATACATTTATTCACGAACATCCGCCAGCCCGAGTACCGCACCCTCGAGTTCAAGCGTAGTTTATTATTCCATCCTGATCTCCACAGCACCGACGCGCTCCTCAATGAATATCCCTATTTCACGGTCGACGTCAAGTACCCCCTCACTAAGCTCCTCAACCTGGAATACACCGATCGGGTCGAGTTCTTCTTCGACAAGGACAAGTTTAGCGAGGGGCTCATCGCGTATGCGAGCGAATCCGACATTTTAGAGAGAAGGAATGTCTTTGGCACCGTCAATCAAGATCGCGAGGAAGCTGAAGAGGCCTATTACAAGCAGCGGACAGCCCACATCGAGCATAACATCACAGCTATGCTTGAGCTGTTGTTCCCGACCCGTTTCCCTGTGATCAACGACCTGCATACGTCCTACGAGATGGTGATGGGTAAGGCCCAGCTCAAGCCCCTGATCCTAAACCCGATCGTCCCCAAATACTTCTCCTACCTCAAGCTGGACCATACCTACACATTTAAAAAGGTGATTTGGATCAACGACCTTCTCAACCACCCCGTCTACCAAAAGTTGCTCGCTCAGTACATGAAATACGCCCAATGGCATAGCGAAGAAAAATACAGGCTCATGAAAACAATCCACACCAACTATGCTCACCTAGGAAAGGCCCTACCCGCCCTCTTCGACGAGGTCTATAATCCCCGCTCCATCGCGGTGTTCGGACTCAACCGCGAAAAGATGAGCAACCTCCTCCTGCTGATGCTGCTGACCGGCCCGACCCGCGCCGAAATCGTGGCGAAGATTAATAGTTCTACGCAAATTCCGCCCATTGAAAAGGAATATTATGTGTTGGTGCTCGACGAGTTTTTGGAGGTCAACCTCGACATTTTCAGCCCCGACCTCGAGTTCACGCTGGACCGGTATAAGAAGGTAGCGGAGCTGGTCGAAGACCTCCGGCAAAAGCTACCGACTTACCCGGTGTTTGCTCCGCTCCGCTCCGCGGAGACCGACAAGTTTTTGAAGGCGCTGAAGATGTATACGTTTGTGGATTCGCTGCTGCGAAAGACGTTGGAGGATGCGACCAAGGACGGCGCCGCAATGGGTCTGTCGCTCCCGGCCGCGTACCGCCAATTCTCGTACGGAACCTTGTCACAGTATCGCCGACCGGCGCGGGAATCGAGCAATGCCGAACTACAGGAATTGATCGAGGGACCTGACCGCGAACGCACCACGGATTTTTATCGGTTCATGGAGTATATCTACAATCAATATATTTATTCGGGGATCAAACCAGCCACCGACGACCGGTTCAATGCGCTGCTTAATGTAGGTGCGTCGACCGTGGGCTTAGCGGAGGGACCGCGTCGCGAGATTTATGTTTATGTGGACTTTATTCAGGGCCAGGTCGACGCGACCAATGTGAAAAAGATATTTTGTCCTTACGTGGGCGACCACCTAGGGAACGAGTTCGAGTTCTTGACGCGGCTGTTTTTCAACCGTAAAACCGCGGAAAAGTATAGGAAAACATGGAACATCAACCAGAACCGTAACATATTTGTCATCGAGGAGAACAAGGAGGTAACAAATGTTACAGGGAATGCGATGCCGTTTTTGATGAAGACGGAGCCCTTACCTCCGGTCCCCGGCCCTGCCGCACCCCCTACGGGCCCGGTCCCCATAAACAATGTTACGTCAAATGCCAATTTGAACCGCCTGTCGACCCACTTCGTCTCGGAAATCGTGTTGAAAAATAAGGACGAATTGACCCAGCGGATGAAAGCAGTAATGGACGCGAACCCCGCCGAAAACTTGAACGATCAGATGTTGTTACCGTATATTAAACAAAAGGAACCGTATTTGTATAGCGCCATTTTAGAGTGGAACCAAGATATCGATAAACGGAACCAAAGACTACTGGACGGTGCGATCAGATTGGGGGCGCACTATGAGGGGGAGATCCGGACGCGCGAATATGCTCAAAAGAATAATGTGCTTATCAAAGACGACCCGGAAAAGGTGAGGGTGCTGCAAGCCGAGATCAAACGTTATCAATTGTTTATGGCGGTGCTGAAGGGGCTGATCGCGAACGAAGAAGGAAAGCGTGCGACCGTGGGGGGCGCCGGTCGAAGGGCTCGGACCAAGAAGGCCAAGAGGTCAAAGCAGTCGGAACGTAAGAAACATAAAAAAACGAGGAGATCACAAAGATCGACCCAATAATGTGGCGCGCGAGCTATTTATGTAAAAAATGATTAAGTTTTTTACACAAATAATGGTTTTTTACACTAATAATGGTTTTTTTATACAAATAATGGTTTTTACACAAATAATGGTTTTTTACACAAATAATGGCTCCCCGTCCTTGAACGTCCCGACCTCATCGCCAATCTCGTCGTCGTCGGTCTTAGCGTAGATCGTGCCACTATTCACGTCGTCGGTGTAATAAGAGACACCGTCGATTTCAATCTCAAAGACCTCGGCCTCCTCGCCTTCCTCCTCTTCATTAGCGCTAGCGGACGCATTAGCGCTAGCGGAGACCACCTCTTCAACTTCCTCTTCAACCTCGACCTCAGCTTCTTCCTCCTCCTCCTCTTCCTCTTCCTCTTCATTAGCGCTAGCGGATACCTCCTCAACAGCAACCTTTACATCGACAGCGACATCAGTAATCTCAATCTGAATGTTCTCCTTATTAGCGCTAACTGACGCTTCAACCTCCTCCTCCTCTTCTTCTTCCTCTTCTTCTTCCTCTTCTTCTTCTTCTTCCTCAACTTCCTCTACTTCCTCAACTTCTTCTTCCTCCTCATCATTAGCGCTAGCTGATTCTTCCTTCACATTAACATGATCGGATGACTTGGCAATACTACACATATTCGGTTGTTCTGTAGTTTCATCCGCGTCCTGGGTCAAATCCACCAACTCGCCGGATACAACCGTCTTCTCCTCCTTAATCTTCACCTGGCGTAGCGGAGTTTTACGCTTATTACTGACAGGAGCACACTTACAACGAAATTCGGGGATAGAATAGATGAGATTCTTGAGCGCCTTGACCTCACGTGTCAACAACTTATTTTTCTCAACCAATTTTTTAACGACGGCGGTATTTGTGACCGCAAAATAGAGCTCCGACATCTCCTTGTAAGTAGGCGTCTTATTCGTGGTGAACATGGTAGTGTTTTCTCTCTCGTCTGTGACTGTCGTAACTTCCCTTTATAATGATACAATGGTTTTATGTTATTTTACGGAAATCAATTTTTTAAGGGAAACCTACGTCAAGAAACACTTCGTGTTTCTAACTCCCTTAAGATCCCATCCCTATCAGGGGAACCTACGGTTCCCTCAGGGCGCTGAAAGCGCCCAAGGGTTGAGCGGCTTCGCCGCTCTGACCCCTCAGACCCCTCCCTTAATTACAAGGGACTCTCTGCCATGTCGTTGGAAACAGATCTTTGGTATCTTTATCCGCCAAAGCCGGTCCAAACCACGTCGACGGGTAACATACTATCTTACCATCATTGTTAGTGGTGGTGTTAGCGGTGGTGTTAGTGGTGTTAGTGGTGGTGTTGTTAGTAGTGTTAAAATACGCGCCCCACCAGCTGAACGAGCTATTAGCAATAATATTATGATGGCACAAACTCATAATCAACATCTGTTTCCAGTCCTCGATCGCGTCATCGACCTTAACAAACTGAAACCCGTAGTACTTATCGGACAGTCGATCGATGGTTTGACAAACGACATCGTTATCGTCCTTTTCGCAAAAGTAGAGAACCCGTACTGGCCGATCGATCTTACAAAACATCAGCATATGCATCAGTGCGCGATCATAATACTCGTACGTCATAATGGGGTGGCTCGCTTGATTGGCCTTGTAATCCCCGAGGCGGAAGTGCAGGCTGATCCGGACATATTGGTCCGACAACAGATCGCTATGTTCACTTCGCAAATGCTGTTGTGATTCGGCCAACTTGATAAGTGAAAAAATGGTCTTTTTCTCGGCTTCGAAATAGCGCGGGCTTTGGAAATACCCGAACAGAGAAATAGCCGGGTAGGGGATGTCGACGGGTATTTCTTGGTAATGGTGACCCCTCTCGCGGAGCTGAGGCAAGGACAACAGGTCTTCGTTTGTGGGCATATTGTCACCGCGAAAGTTGGTCATAATTTTGATGGAAGAGAGGAAATTGCTCCAATAGGTGTTGCGACTGATGCCGATTTCGAGGGTTTCGGTGTAGGGAAACAATATTTTGCGCTTGGTTCGGATACCGTAGGCGATGGTCGTGAAGATTTGGAAAAGCTGGTTCCCGAGCCCACCCATGAGCGCACATGATACGAGGGACATAATAGTAACGTTTTTATGTATTTTACAACAGCAATGTTTATATGTTTTTGACGATCAAAAATATAAACTAATGGTGCAACAATTTTCTGGTGCGACGCTTCTTTTTCAAACCCATTTTACGTAAACCTCTGCTCTTTTTTCCACCATAGCGAATTCCGTAAAATGGACGTCGAATAATCTCAGTAATAACATTGATGTCTTCACTTCCTGGAGGGAAAAAACGAGACATAGTACTATCGGAAGTTTGTAAACATTTAATATCCAGAAAAAGGGTGATATCATCTATGGGTTCCTGGTGGAAAAAATAACAATTTTCATGATACTTACGGCTATTTTGCGGTTCTTGAATCGTTTTATGAAAATATATTAAATCGTGCCAAGTTTTCAAATAAGGAGAAAGTTTATTAACTACCTTCATTTTATCTATTCCAAAATGATAATGAAAGTCCCATAAACCATCATAGCCGGGAATAGAGGTAGGTAAAGTAAACATAATATCTTTGGATGCCAAGTCAGCTTTAATAAAGTATTTCTTGTTATTGACCATTATTGATATATCACCGACTTGGCTTGTTTCAATTACTCCCGAATTTTTGCGATAAAATTGAACCTCAGGTCGTGTATTAGGTTCCTGCACCACATTACGAGGATTGGTATAATATTTTAAAAATCTGTTATAATCAAACTTCGTTGTCATAATATATATAAAAGGATATATTTATTATGGCCAGTACAATTTATCGTGATTTTTCTAGATATTATCCCGAAGGAAGTGACGAACATGTCTATTCTGACCGCGACGTGGGAGGCATACTTGTCGACTTGGTAGAAGGAGATAAATTGTTTGTTTCGGTTAGAGTTTTACACACCAACGATAGTGGGAACTTTCCATTAGACAATGGGTACGAAGCATATCTCCGCGTGACAGTTGATCCATCGATTGATCTATATGAAGCTATAAATGTGGTAATGGATAAAATAACCGAAGATCATAGATATCAAGTAAAAGAGCCCTATAAAGATTTTATCTTATGTTCCGAAGATATATTGGAAAAAGCGCCGCAACTTTGTCGTGCGAATGGTGATGGGGACACAACTTATATGGGAGGTAAATGGACCTATTTTACTCGTGAAACTTTTGCCTATGTAGGGATTGAAGAAAGGAACAATTCAATGTGGGACAATGAAGAAAAAGACGAACGCGGAATTACAGACAAATCAAAGTATATCGACGGCGAGGTGAAGTTAGGAGAGAACGGACAACTAATGTTTGTGTATGATTATCCCATAATAAGTAGTGGCACCGGACAAAAATACTACGAATTGACGAGGGGCAAACGAGTTACAGATGTGAAGTATTCGGATGTGTACCCAGGAGATGAAAAGATTTTGGAAAAGAACCATGATTATCATCATGCATGAAGATATACCAATTATTACATCTTATCAAAGTTTTCTTCTGGTGCGACGCTTCTTTTTGAGAGGGGTTTTATGTAACCGTCTACTTTTCGAACCACCAAATTGCACTCCATAAAATGGCCGCCGAATAATTTCAGTGATCGTTTTTAACTCATCACTTCCAACAGGAAACCATCGAGACATAACACTATCAGCGGTCTGTAAACAATTGATATCTTTACACCTTCGCGCATTGAAAATGCGCGTGGTAACGTTACTTTGCCACTGGAATCGCCCCCTGAAGGGGGCGATTTAAATCGGCAAAGGTGTAAAAAGTGTAATATCATCAATGAGTTCATCGGGCAAAAAATAACAGTTTTCATGACGCTTATTGCTATTCTGTGGTTCTTGAATAGTTTTGTGGAAAAAAATAACATCGCGATCGTTATCATAAAGTGGAGATAGTTTATTATTTACAGTTATTTCTCTCACTCCAAAATGGTAATGAAAATCCCATAGACCAGTATAACCTGGAATGGAAGTTGGTAGAGTAAACCGAATTTTTTTCTTAGAAAAATCCGCTTTGATATAATATTTTACATTGTTGACCGTTATTGAAGTTTTTCCAAGCCAACCAGGTTTGATTTGACCGGTATTGTCGTGATAAAATTGAATTTGGGTATTGCCTGGTTCTCGTGTTACATTACGTGGATTGGTGTAGTAATTGAAGAATTTGTTGTAATCAAACTTGGTGGCCATTATAAATTACATATATAATTTAATATATAAAGAATATGGCCAGTACAATTTATCGTGATTTTTCTAGATATTATCCCGAAGGAAGTGACGAACATGTCTATTCGCTCGAAAAAGTTGGTGATGTAGGTGGTATCCATATCGTGTTGGTAGAAGGAAATAAGCTATTTATTACTATAATGGGGTTACATGACAATGGTTGCGGTTATTTTGATGTGGATTTTGGTGGTCAAGCAATGCTTCGTGTAACAATTGATCCATCCATTGATTTATACGATGCCATAATAACGGTTTTGGATAAAATAACGGAAGATCACCGGTATTCGGTAAAAAACCCTTACAAAGATTTTGTGTTATGCTCTGAATATATACTTGAAAAAGCACCACATCTTTGTCATGCGAACGGGGACGGCGACGGCACAAATATGGGGGGTAAATGGGCATATTTTACCCGGGAGACACTTGCATATGTAGGAATGGACGAAAGATGGAAACGTTATTGGGATAAAGAAGAACAAGAAAAAGAACAAAAACAAGACGAAGAATCAGAAACGAATAAAAATAAAAGAATTTACATCGATGGCGAGGTCAAGTTGGGGGGCGATGGACAAACCATGTTCACTTACGATTATCCCATAATAAGCAACGATGCAGGACAAAAATATTACGAATTGACGAGGGGCAAATGCGTTACAAAGGTAGAATACTCAGATCTTTACCCGGGTAATAAAGATTATGAGGAGTTTTTGGAATTACAGAAAACCTACTTTGCTGAGAACCAAACCCCCTTACACATTGAATGATTTCAGAAGGGTCATTTGAGACATACTTTGAAAAATCTTCTGAAATTATTTTAACCGAACACACTAAAATAATTTATAAACCCTACAGCGTAAAGGATGGGGTTTAAGGGGAAACCATTGGTTTCCCCTTATGAGAACCCGAAGTTCTCCTTGATAATGGTAGACTTGCTCGGCCCCTTCGGTTTATCGGAAGGCTTTTTCACCTTGTACACCCCCGACTGGTTCGCGGACTGCCCCGATTTCCCCCCATAAATATTGGTAATGAAATCCTCGTTGTCCTCGTGTAGCTCGGGTAAAATACGTGTCATCGGCTTCTCAATAATAAGTAACATATGTTCCGTCTTGAGCAGTTTACGATACTCCTGGATACTGAGGTTACCGTAATACTTCTCCAATAAAAAATAGGGACTCGGGGCCGGCTTGATGTTCTTCTTGAACCCGTACACCTTACTATAAATATGGTTCAATAGATGGTATCTCTCGAATTTGGTCGAGTCGTCGATGCTTTCCTTCATCAAATAGGCCACTGCGCATTCCGGGCGACAAAACGACCCGTAGCCAAACATCTCACCGTTGGTCTCGTACTTGGGGATATAACACGGATGATTGTCGTATTCGTAGGTGCACCAAAAACATGCGGATTTTTTGTCCGGGTTTGCGTTCTTATAGAGATTGATTTTAAGGCGCTTCAGCTTTTGATTCACGTCTTTTATATTGACGTCGGCGGAATCGTCTTGGTCGTCCTTGGTCTCGTCGTTCTCGAGTTTGACACTACAAGCTGCACAGTATTGGGCCGACCCCAGCTTAACCGTGTCGACGTCGCTATAGGCGAGACGTTTCGGTTCTACCTTTTTCTCCGATACACCGGCATTTTGTACGTACTCGGAAAACGTGGAGAAGGTTTCGTCGTTATAAGTCATGATGTTGGGTGGAACGACCGGATTATAGGCGAGGGGGTCGGTAACAATTTGTTGTTGTTGGTTCTTGTACTCGTTGAGGTCGTGTCGTGAACATTTGAGGTGTAGGATGATGTTAGGTTGTTGGTTGCTGGCGGTGTTCTTGTCCTGCCGTTTAGACGCCAATTTACCGCCCTTGGGTCGTCTCCCGCGCTTTTTATCGTCGTCCGGCGCGGCAACTTGTTCGTCGATGACAATGGTCACATTGGCTTCTGTATTTTGCGTAGAACTTTCCACAACAGGCTCCTGAACCTTGGCCACTGCGGTAACTTTTTTAGCTTTGACCATGACGAATAAGTAAATGGAGGATATTTTAGATTATCGGAAATTTTGTTTATACCATTTACATAAATCATATAAGGGAAACCTACGGTTTCCCTTAAACCCTTCCCTTACACTTGTGAACTGGTGCGGTTTCATTAACACTTTCGTGTGAAGTCGCTCTGACCCCTTAAATCGTTAACTTTCTTGGTGGGGTTCTTTGGTGAATTCTTTTTTAAGTACCTTTGTAAAAAACATAAACAAATGCCTATGACATATATCAATAACTATCGAGGGTAGGTCGTGAAAAATAATGAACATGACAAACAAGGAAAGCATCCCGTGGGTCGAAAAATACCGCCCCAACAATTTCGACGACATTGTTCTCGACCCCATCAACCGTAAAATCTTCAAAAACATTCTCAACAAAAACTATTTCCCCAATCTGTTATTCTACGGACCGCCCGGCACCGGGAAGACGACAACCATCATCAATATCATCAACGAGTACCAAATCAAGTACAACCAAAAGAACAAGGGCGCTATTATCCATCTCAACGCCTCCGACGAGCGCGGTATCGACATCATCCGTAGTCAGATCTACCAGTTCGTCAAGTCCAAAAATTTCTTCGATGTGGGTTTAAAATTCGTCATCCTCGACGAGGTCGACTACATGACCAAGAACGCCCAGCAAGCCCTCAAGTATCTTCTCCAATCGTCCTGTTACAACGTCCGGTTCTGCCTCATCTGTAACTACATCAGCAAGATCGACGAATCGCTGAAAAACGAGTTTATTTGCATCCGGTTCAACCAATTGCCCAAGGACGACATCTATAAATTCATCCGTAATATTACGCAAAATGAGCGTCTCGACCTGTCCGACGCCGTGATCGACCGGGTCCAGCAGATATATAATTCCGACATCCGTAGTATGATCAACTTTATTCAGCTTAACCAAAACATCTCGGTATGGGAGGACAATATTATCACCGACGAGCTCTGGGAGGACATGCACCAATTCTTGGTCAGCGACGGCTTCTCCGTCGTAGAAAAGCTCCAGGTCCGCTGGTTCAAGAAGATCCACGACATCAGTGTCAAATACAACACCGATAAAAAGAATATTTTGAAATACTATTTCAACCATGTGATTCGTAAGAAGCCGGAGCTGGTTAGCCACGAGTTTTTATCTGTGGTAGAGACCATTATGCATACCAACGATTTCAATGTCGAACATATTTTACAGTATTTCTTGTTACATATCCGGGCGCAACAGAAGGATAAAGATAAAATTGAATCGATATAAAGCCTTTATGTTATTTTATATTAAGTGTCATCATCTGATATAAAATAACCCAATTGTGAGCAATGAACCACAGCACCATAGATGACGAATGGCAACAATTTTTACAACAAAGCGGGCGCGGTCCAATGGCCCAGGCACCGGTACCGGGCCAGGCAAAGGTCCCGGTCCCCGTGATCGTGGCGAAATCAAGGTTGATGTTAACCCGAAAACCGGCTAGTAGTAGCGTGACCACCAATGTAGCTAGTGTAGAAGTAGAATCGGACACAGACGAAGAAGCAGAAGAGGAGGAGGACGAAGACGAAGGCTTCGAGAACCTGGATAACCTGGTCCACCTGGTCGCGCCCAAGTGCGACGAATTATACATCTCTACCAAAACAAAGGTCCTGTTTTTGAACCAAAAAATCAACATCAACGACATATTTTGGAATATCCCCGTGATCGACTACTGGCGCCCGATGGACGGTGTGGTGAAAAAACAAATCAAGATCGTCTCGAAAACCCCCGAGGAATACGAAGAATACCGGAAAAAACTGGACAACATTGGATATTATAAGGAGAACATCATCAAACAGATCGATAACGTTAGCGGCCGGCGCGTCAAATACCGCGACGAACGCAAACTCACGGTGGGTATCTCGAAGAAGGACATTATGAATTGCCGCGGTAAGGTCAAAAATGCGTTTTATAACTGCTTCGCGATCATCGTCCGCTTCAAGTTCGAGGATATTTATCGCGAGATTCATATCAAGGTGTTCAACACAGGGAAACTGGAGATTCCGGGGATCCTCAATGTCGAACTACTCGATATCGTGAAGAAGATGCTGTTGGAGAAAATGCAGCCGCATATCGACACCAAGCTGGACTACCTGGAGTCGGATGTGGAGGAGAACGTGCTGATCAATTCGAACTTCAATTGCGGGTTTTATATCAACCGCGACAAGCTATATAGCATTTTACGGAGCGATAAATACCGTATTGAATGCGCGTTTGATCCGTGTAGCTACCCGGGGGTGAAATGTAAGTTTTATTTCAATAACGAGGTGGGGTTCGACGAACAACGCCAGAACGGGCAAATTATTTTGGAAGATCGCTACATGAAGATGAGCGAACTAGGAGATAATGTTAAGTATACGGAGGTGTCGTTCATGATCTTTCGTACAGGGAGCTGCTTGATCGTGGGGAATTGCACCGAACGGATTTTAAGGTTTGTGTTTGAATTCATTAAACGGATCTTGCGGGACGAATATGGGAATATTGTAGTGGAGAACAAGGACGAAGCAGCGAAGGCGAAAAAGACGAAATTGCGTAAGAAAACCATTTTAAAGGGGAACTAAGGAGCAGGGAAACCTACGGTTTCCCTCAGGGCGCTTTCAGCGCCCAAGGGTTGAGCAGCTTCGCTGCTCTGACCCCCGCACCCCCCTTCCCTTAAAGAGTGAATGATCTTGGAAAGGTCATTGTAAACAAATTTTGAAATTATGTTACACAACCGGGTTAACATAATTATTTTCATTTAAGGAAGGGGTTGCAGGGGAAACCATTGGTTTCCCTGCACCATTGGGAGATCGCCCCAATATCCCCTCTATCCAAATGTTCTCTTATAACACTTTTTTGTTGGTGAAACGAAAGTGTAAGATCGTTCTCGGTCATGCTGTTCGACCGCGGTTTACGGGTTTTTTCAATGTCGGCTGCGAGTTCTCGGAGCAGGGCGTCCGGTAGCGTAAAATGTTCGTGTAACAAGGCCAATTTCGCGATCATTCCCCCGGTCCGATCGATGTTTTTCAAGAAGGGGTCGGCATAACGGCGGCAGCACTCGATCCGTTCGCGGTAGGTCCCCCCGCGCAGCAACACATTCACCAATTTGTGGACGGTGAGCAAGAGGCCATTGAAATCTTCGGTACAAACATGGTTCATGATGCAGGTGTCTCGGTTGAGGTGAATGATGTTGGACAGGATACTCCGACCCCCGAGCTCCACGGACGATGTCTGGGCGGTGGTGGGTGCATTGGTGCTGTCGAAGAGGTCGAAAATGGTTTTTTTATAGACAAAAAATACCGCGTCGGTGGAGCTGGTGCTATGGAATAAGTTGGCTCGATAGATCTGCACCGTGTACTCTAAATAGTAGACGATGGCGTCGCTGGTGTAGTAGTGGGTGGTGCTAATATTTTTGGTTTTCAGGAAGGTGTATTCGAAGACGCGGTTGATGATGGTAATGCCGGTGAATAAATGGTTGGTCAACTGGTCGTCAGCCGGGACGTTCTCAATGGACTCGTAATTACAAATCTCACAATCTGTGAATTTTGTAAAATAGTCGTGGAGGATCATCACATACACGTCGACAATGCACTGTTTTTCGTGTTTAGACATATTAGTTTATTTTTGAATGATAGATACTCTAAATATTTAACAGGTATTTATTTGAGGACCCGACGTTATTTACACCTTTGCGTCATTAGCTTTAGCAAAAAAGTGGCGGAGAGACTATAAATAATTTGTTCGGCAGAAGTATTTAAAGTAAAATCTGTGTTATAGTTTATATTTCATTAGCGATGAACAAAGATCCGGCGACCCAAACGACGTCTTCACAGAAACCTTCAAATCAGGCTGCTGCCGCGAATGTCACCACCCCCTCCCCTTCCGGGTACCGGTTACCCGAGAACACGACCCTCCAACACGCCTCTAAATTGGCGATTGTGGAGGACAAGCCGATTATGATGGACTACTGGACATACTCTTTAGAAAAGTCGGCCCTGATCGGGGTCCGCGAAGACAACCAGGAGAAACTGCTGGTGAAGAGCGAGGAGGAGTACACGAGCCCTATTTCGAAGATTTATAAGGTGGGGAAGGAGTATATTATTATCACGGAGAACTCGATCTATATTGTGGATGTGGAAATCCGCACGCAAAAAATCGTCTCCTAATAAGGGGAACCAAGGTTCCCCTTAAACCCCTCCTTTCAGCTTGGGAACTATGTTTTAAAGTACCTTAGAGACCTATTTTTGAAGCTGCTTTGTAAATTCCGATACAATGAATTATGTTAACCCAGTTGTTAAGATAATTTCCAAGGATGTTACCAAGGTAGTTTACTGTTTAAGGGAGGGGTCGCAGGGGAACCGTAGGTTCCCTGCATTAGAGGTACACTAAAAAATCGATATTATATTTCGATTCGTTATACTTTATTTGCGACGTAAACATGATATTGTTGCTTTTGCATATTTGGCGTAAAATGTTAGTGAAGGAGTTATATGTCAGTTTACGTTCGACGTAAAACTGTTTACTCAAATTATAGTACGGCCGGATGGCGCGTTTGAACCTCTCATAATACTCATAAAACACCAATTTTTTATAGGCATTGAGATCAAACAGATAGTATTTATCGGTCTTCAGACATACCTTCTCGAGGAGATCGAATAAAATATCTTTTGGAATTATTTTTCTGAACAATTGTGAAGACATTGATTAATATTACCTTTATTTAACTTATACTGTTATTATTTATTTCGCTAACATTATAACTTCAGCATCAGTATTATGGTTTTACAAGTTACAAATGGACCCTGTGAAGGGAGGTGTTATCGAGCTTTTTGACGATGAGGGTCTGCTTGAGCTTCTCTAAATAAAGCGTAGCATCCATCAATTCCTCTTGCGTATGGTTAACCCAATCTACCACATTGAGATCGTCACGGTCGAGGGTGGTGCCGTACTTCTTTTTACCAATACGCGCCCGTTCACTGTATTTTTGGACGACCGCTGTCACAATGCTGTCTAGCTCTTCGACCTCTTTGACCTCTCTTACTTGTACATGCTGAGGGGGCTGAGTTGGTTGAGGGGGCTCCATATGCTCCGGGCTAGATTGAATAGATCCCATTTCTGATTATGTAGATATTATTATTACTTGTAATGGAACGAACTATCTAAATCAATTTTCCCCTCAATCATTTGTTGTAGATTACTGGTCAGAAGCGCCAGTTCTATACCGTCCTCGTGTATATTATGAAAAATCGTGATATATTTACATAAATATGGGATAATTTTATACTTGGTTTCCTCGTCGATCATTTTCGTGGTCTTGACGAACACAAAAAAATAGTCCAAAATGTCGATCACCGAATAGCCGTAATCGTAGATTTTATAGAAAATCGCGATGGCCCCCTGCAAGTCCTTCTCGAGAACACATGCCAAGTACGATTCGAATTCTTGGAACGAGATACTGGAACATACTTTCTTACACAACTCTAGGTCCACATTCTCCCCCAAAATGTATATTTTCTCCAAATAATTGATCATGATACGGATCGAATCCCCCGAAATCATCAATAAATATTCCTTGGCCTCCTCGCTAATAAGTATGTGTTCGGCAGCAATGATGGTGTCCATGATTTCGCGGATTTGCGGGGGGAGCGGGCTCATGATACGTAAAATATGCACCCGGGATTGGATGCTTTCGATCACCTTCTGCACGTTGGTGCAGACCGAAATAAAATGAATATTATGTTTGTACTTATCGATATAATTCCGGAACACCTGCTGACTCTGCTCATTGATCGTGTCCAAATCGTCGATGATAACCAGCTTTTTCTTACCGTAGATGGCGGTATGGGTCTGGCAAAACGTCTTCATCTCGTTACGGAAATACTGGATGCCCTGTTCCTTCAAGTTATTGACAAATAAAATGTTGTTTTCGGGGAAGGGTTGGTCTTTGTTGAGGCCGTAATATTCGCGTATGATGGCGTGTAAAATAGATGTCTTTCCCGAACTCGGGTTCCCCACAAACAGGATGTTGAGCTGGTCGATCTCGAGGAGGGTGGTCAATACCGATAGTAGCTGGGGATCGAGATAAAAATCGCGGATATAATATGGTTTATACTTGATGATGAATGTGTTCTCGACGGTATGTTTCTCCATCGTTAGATAGAAATCGTGTCGTCAACCATTTATATATTTTCCTCAAAAATATATAAAACCTTCACCCGATTATAATAAAAAACAACAACCCTTATCCAAATATGACCAATTATTATGATTTACTGGGGGTAGAACGGAACGCAGGTGAGACCGAAATCAAAAAGGCGTTTCGTAAAATGTCGTTACAATATCACCCTGACCGTAACCCGAACGAAGACACCAACGCCAAGTTTCAAGAGATCAATGAGGCTTTCGAAGTTCTGAGCGACCCAAACAAGCGACAGCAATACAACATGGAGCAACAGATGGGCCATGGCCGCCCCATGGGAGGGATGGAGCGCGATATGAACGATATTAATAACATGTTCAACATGATGTTTGGTCATGGGGGTGGGGGGATGCCCTTTGGCATGCCGGGAATGCAGGGCATGCCGGGAATGCAGGGAATGCCGGGCATGCCCGGTGTACGTATTTTCCATAGCGGCGGCCCCGGAATCAACGTACAAACCCATTTTCATAGCGCGTTCCAGCGCCCCCCGGAACCGCCGATTCAGAAGCCGGAGCCGATCCAAAAAGTCGTGGAAATTACGGCCCAACAAAGCTATTACGGATGTACTCTCAATGCGCAAATCGACATCTGGAACCAGAATAACAATATGCGCACACCCGAGACGAAGACTATCCAAATCAACATCCCGCAGGGGGTGGACAACGATGAGCGTTTTATGGTCAACGACCAAGGTAATTGTATCAACGGCCAGATCCGGGGCGACATTCATTTTGTGGTGCGTATCACTAATTACGGCGACTTCACCCGGCAGGGGATGGACCTCTACCTGAACAAGAAAATCACCTTGAAGGAGGCGCTTTGTGGATTCAATTTCGAATTTGATCATTATAATGGAAAACGAATTTGTATGAACAATACCACGGGTAACCAGGTGATCAAACCTGGTTCCAAGAAGGTGATTAATGGTTTAGGCATGATCCGCGACGGTAAAACCGGAAATCTGATTGTGGAATTTGATGTTGTGTTCCCAGAGACATTGACCGAAGATCAGTGTAAGGGGCTTAATGATATCTTACCTGCTTAGAAAGTATCATAATAATATATAACTATTGTTATGAAACGTCCGGACCGAGCATTGGATGGATTTTATTATATTAAATCGTTAGGCGACGTGAAAGCTGGGAAAGGTAGGAAATTCAAGGAATTGTTTGGTTCTCGCGAACAGGTGATGAACGGCACCGCGTATAAAACCCCTGGGGGGCTCACGGTCGACGACCTCATCATGAATAAGTACGGAAGGATCGTGTCGAAGAAGAAGCACTTTACGGCGAAGAAGGAGAAACGGTTGGAAAAATACGGATATTTCGCCAAGAAGGGGAAATTTGGCTATATTAAGCGTAAAACTAGGCGTAACCGGAAAACCGTGGGTGGTGGGAAGGACCTGAGCGCGGCCCAAGCGGAACAAAAGGTCGAGGTCGAGGTCGATCCTAACGACGACGAACTTAAGGCTGAAGTCGAGCAGAAAGCGGAGAAAGCTTGAAAAAAAAAGCTTAAGGCCTCAGAATAACAGTGATAAATATACGCTCTCGGGGAAAAATAATGCCGTTTTTTATCTCCGTGGTCGTTCTTAACGTTTCTTGCTTGTAAAAGGGGGTGAAGGTGAGACCGCGGTTCTCTAAATATACAGCGGTGTCTTCGTAGTGCTTTCCAGGGGCAGTGTTACGAACATACTGAGAATACCGCTGAGATTTGGTGATAGTGGAATCATTCGAACTGGCATTAGAGGGAGCGAACTGGACCGAAGGGTTGCAGCAGTTTAACATGTTTCTCATGGAAAGTCGCGCCGCCATAATAGTTTTTATTGCTTGTTTTATATATTCTTATAAATACCTTTACAAATGAAAAACTAATTATCTTAACAAGTTCGGTTAAGATAATTAAAAAGCAGGGAACCTACGGTTCCCCTGCGACCCCTCCCTTAACTAAAAACTGGTTTCAAAGATGGTTTCCAAGGTGGCTTATACTTTAAGGGAGGGGTCGCAGGGGAACCGTAGGTTCCCTGCAACGTTGGGTTCCCCGCTTAGTGCTTCTTCGCAGTGCGGCGTTTCCGCGTAGCGGTGGGCTCCTTCTTGACCACGCCGAACTTGCCCTTCTCGGCAAAGAAACCTGCCTTCTCCAAGCGGCGCTCCTTCTTGGCCGTCTTGTGCTTCAGGCGCGAGACAATGCGACCCCACTTATTCAACATCAGATCGTGGGCACAGAGACCACCGGGGGTCTTGTACGCGGTCTTGTTCATGACCTGAACGCGGGAGCCGGTAAGCTCGGCGTATTTCTTTCCATTGATGTGGAACATGTGATCTTTTTCGGAACGAGTATGGCGATGAGGCATTCTTTCTATATATAAATATAGCGACAATAATTTATAATATACTATATAATAACAACAAAGGATAGATGTCATTTAGTTCCAAAAATATTTTATATTACGTGGTCGGGGTAGCCACCGTCTTCGTGGCGAGCTATCTGGTAAGTAACTATAAAAAGACGCTCGAACCGAACGACGAATATGACATGATTAAAAAATATTTGCTAAATGATTCCCCGCTTTACGGCTACAACCGTCCTAAATTATGGGTGCATACGACCTACGAAATCAATTCCCGGATGTGGAAGGACTTTTATTCGCGAAACACGGTGGATCTGAACCAGCCGTATATTCATTTGACGATTAAAACCATCATCGACCATTGCGGCGAGGATTTCAACATATGCTTGATTGACGACGACACATTTAGTAAATTGATCCCGACGTGGGATGTCGACTTGCCGAACATGGCGGAGCCGATGCGCTCGCATTTTCGCCAGTTAGGCCTCGCGCAATTGGTGTATTTTTACGGCGGCATGATTGTGCCCAACTCGTTTATATGCACCCGTAACCTGAAGGACTTTTATGACGAGAACACGGCGGCGGGGCCATTCGCGGTCGAGGCCGTGAACCGCACCACAGCGGCCGTCGGAAAACGGCATTTGTCGTTTGTGCCGGACATGTACTTTATGGGGGCTAAACGCGAGGACCCGACGATGATGGAGCTGGTGGAATATTTGAAGGGGCTGAACCGTGTACCGCACTTTTCGAACGAAACCGATTTTGTGGGGAGCGTGTCACAGTGGCTGCTGGCGGCCTGCCGCACCGGGGCAATGACACTGGTGGGAGGGGAAATGGTGGGGGTGAAGACGGACGACCGTAAGCCTATCCTTCTGGACGATCTGATGGAAGAGGGATTTTTGAAGATTAATAGCCGCAGCGTGGGGGTGTATGTGCCGGCCGACGAGATACTGAGACGCCCGAAGTTTCAATGGTTTGCTGTGATGCCTGCGGAACAGCTGCTCACGACCAATATGATTGTGACGAAGTATTTACAGGCGTCGATTGTGGATACGACGGACGAATATGCGAAGAAGAATGTGGTCCGCAGCGTCACGACCCTTTAAGGGAAACCAAGGTTTCCCTTAAACCCTTCCCTGCAGGGAACCTACGGTTCCCTCAATCGCCCTTCGGGCGATCCAGGTTGAGCCCCTACGGGGCTCGGACCCTGCGACCCCTCCCTTTGTCTTGGTAGCCGGGTTACAATGATCATTTACTATTTAAAGGAAGGGTTTAAGGAGGGGTTTAAGGGGAACCTTGGTTCCCCTTATAAAATTGAATTCCGAAATTGAGTTAAACATAACAGGCATTATTACAGTACCTATTATGTCATCAGACGCGCCTCTCACGAACAAGTTGACCATCAAGAAGGTCCCTGCTGCGAAGGCTGTGGTACCGACTGGGGACCAAGCGCTCGCACAGCAATACCAGCGTAAGTCTGACAAGCAACATATCCTCGACAATCCCGATACCTACATCGGCTCTGTCGAGAATGTGGATGCCCAGATGTGGGTCTTCGACGACGCGACCCAGCGGATCGCTTTGAAGGAGATTGAGTACATCCCTGGTCTCTACAAGCTGTTCGATGAGGGCATTGTCAACTGCCGCGACCATGTGATCCGCATGATCCAATCCAACCACCCCGATAAAAAGAACGTCACCTACATAGACACCACGATCGCCGAGGATGGAACGATAACCATGGCAAACGACGGTAATGGTATTGACGTGGCCAAGCACCCCGAGTTCGACATCTGGATTCCGGAGCTCATCTTTGGCCACCTCCGTACCTCGACCAACTACAACAAAGACGAAAAAAAGATTGTTGGCGGTAAGAACGGTTTCGGTTTCAAGCTGGTCCTCATCTGGTCCGAGTACGGTAAGATCGAGACGGTGGATCATGTCCGCGGCCTCAAGTACGTCCAAGAATTCCGCCGTAACTTGGATGAGATCTGCCCACCCACGATCACGAAGGTGTCGACTGCGACCAAGCCGTATACCAAGGTCATGTTCAAGCCGGACTACCAGCGTCTAGGCACGGGCGGTCTCACCGCCGACATGATGTCGCTGTTGAAAAAGCGTGTCTACGACATCGGTGCGGTCACGGACCACTCGGTCAAGAAGATCAAGGTGGGGCTGAACGGGGACACGATCCCCATCAAGAATTTCCAACAATATATTGACTTGTATATCGGTAACAAGGACGAAAGCAAGCGGACCTACGAGCAGAGCGACGAGCGGTGGGAGTATGCGGTGGCACTGTCGCCGACCCACGAGTTCATCCAGGTCTCGTTCGTGAACGGCATCGCGACGTTCAAGGGCGGGAAGCATGTCGACTATATCATGGGCCAAATCGTGCGTAAGCTGTGCGACTATATTGAGAAAAAGAAGAAGATCAAGGTGAATGCATCGGCCATCAAGGAACAGTTGATCCTGTTCTTGCGGTGCGACGTCGAGAACCCGGCGTTCGACAGCCAGACCAAGGATTTCATGAACACGCCCTCGGCCAAGTTCGGGTCGTCGTGCCAGGTCTCTGATGCGTTCATCGAGAAGGTGGCGAAGATGGGGGTGATGGACCTGGCTTGCTCGCTGACCGAGGCGAAGGAGTCGAAGCTGGCCAAGAAGACGGACGGCTCCAAGACGCGGTCGGTGCGCGGCATCGCCAACTTCATTGATGCGAACCAGAGCGGCACGGTCCATTCCAAAGATTGCATTTTGATCCTGTGTGAGGGGTTGAGTGCCCTCTCCGGCATCGTGTCGGGCTTGTCCTCGGCGGACCGTAACACCATCGGCATTTACCCTCTCAAAGGTAAGCTGCTGAACGTGCGTGGCGAAGTCACCAAAAAAATCGCCGAAAACAAAGAGATTAGCGATCTCAAAAAGATCTTGGGTTTGGAATCGGGGAAGACGTATGCCACCATCGACGATGTCCATAAACATCTGCGTTACGGTAAGATCATGTTCATGACGGATCAGGATCTGGACGGATCGCATATCAAGGGTCTTTGTATCAACCTGTTTCATAGCGTGTGGGCCTCGCTCATCAAAATCCCCGGGTTCCTCTCCTTCATGAACACGCCGATCTTGCGGGCTAAGAAGGGGCAACAAACCTTACTCTTCTATAACGACGGGGAGTACTTGACATGGAAGAACGCGAACAACGTCGCGGGGTGGACCATCAAGTATTTTAAGGGGTTAGGGACGTCGACCGCGGCCGAATTCAAAGAGTATTTTGCCAACAAAAAAATCGTGGATTTTGTCTATGCGGGTCAGATGAGCGATGACACGATCGACAAGGTGTTCAATAAAAAGCGTCCAGACGACCGGAAGACGTGGCTCGAAAACTATGACAAACACGCCTACCTCGACACGAATCATCCTCAAGTCAAGTACGAACAGTTCATTGACCGCGAGATGATCCATTTCAGCACCTACGACTGTGCTCGGTCGATCCCGAACATGGTGGATGGTCTCAAGATCTCGTTGCGGAAGATTCTGTTCAGTGCGTTCAAGCGCCGGCTCACCAGCGAGATCAAAGTCGCGCAGTTTTCAGGCTATGTCTCAGAGCATTCGGCGTATCATCACGGAGAGGCCTCGTTAAACGGGGCCATTGTCAATATGGCGCAAAACTATGTCGGCTCGAACAACATCAATTTGTTGGAGCCCAATGGGCAATTTGGCACGAGGTTGCAGGGTGGGCAAGATAGTGCCTCGGAGAGATACATCTTCACCCTCTTGAATTCGCTGACGCGATCGATTTTCCCCGAGGCCGACGACGCGGTCCTGACCTACTTGGACGACGACGGCACGATGGTCGAGCCGGAATATTATGTCCCGATCATCCCGTTTGCCCTAGTCAATGGGATCTCGGGGATTGGCACAGGGTTCTCGTGCAACATCGAGCCGTACAATCCGAAGCAGCTGATCCAGTATTTGCGTAACAAGCTCCAGGGCCAACCGACCGCCACAGAGTTTGTTCCGTACTACGAGGGGTTCACTGGCCAAGTCACGAAACTGGCCGACAACAAGTTCCTGGTCAAGGGTAAGTACGAGAAGATCGGCGAGGACAAGATCCGGATCACGGAACTTCCGGTAGGGACATGGACCATGCCGTACATCACTTTCTTGGAAGGGCTGATGGACAATGCTGTGGTCGACAAGGCGGGCAAAAAGATCGCGCCCATCATCAAGGACTTCACCTCGATCTCGACGGAGGTGATTGTGGACATCACGGTGGTGTTCCCTGGCGGGAAATTGGCGGAGCTCGAACAGTCGGTAGACGCCAACGGCTGCAACGGTGTGATGAAGACCCTCAAACTCTTTAGCAGCGTGAGCACGACCAACATGCATATGTTCAACTCTGACTGCAAGTTGCATAAGTACGGGTCGGTCGAGGAGATCATCGAGGACTTTTACGGGGTGCGGATGGGGCTGTACCAAAAGCGTAAGGATTACTTGGTGGAGGCGATGTCGCAGAAACTGGTGAAGCTGTCGAACCGGGCACGCTATATCCAGGAGACGCTGAAGGGGACCGTCGACCTTCGTAAGAAGACGGCCCAACAGGTGACGGACCTGCTGACGAACGCATCGTTCGCGACGATCGACGGCGACTTCAAGTATTTGATCAAGATGCCGATGGACTCGGTCACAGAGGAGAACGTGGCTAGCATCATGAAGGAGAAGGCGGACACAGAGCAGGAACTGGCAGCGCTGAAGGCGACCACATTAGCCACCATGTGGCTGGGCGAACTAGACCATCTGGAGAAGGAGTATGATACGTATAAGAAGAAAAGAGCAGGGAAACCTACGGTTTCCCCCGCGCCCCCTTCCCTCAAAAAAAGGGTTGTTGTGAAAAAATAGGCAGGGAAGCAGGGAACCTACGGTTCCCCTGCGACCCCTCCCTTGAATTTTGAATAGCTTTTGTAAATTATCTTAACAGGTTGGTTAACATAATTAGTTTTTTATTGAGGGAGGGGTCGCAGGGGAACCGTAGGTTCCCTGCTTAGCAGCGGTTGAAATTACTGACGCCGTCCCAGTAAACGCTGTAGGTGTTAGCCCACTTCTTCAAGTCGCAAACCCGGCTTTTAGAAAAATCAATGGCACCGACTTCGGGGTGGTTGTACGAACCCGCCGGGATACTCGCGTTCCAGTTCTTAACCGTGTCCAACCCTCCGTAGTTACGATCAGTGGGCTTAGGGACCACACAGTATCCCTGATTGGTCACCGTCCAGTAGTCGGGGCAGCTTCCATATTGAGGGGGAAAGGGAATGTTGTTGTAGTACGTCATTCTTATACCGACATATGCCATGATCAAGATCAATATACAAATGGCGATGGACGGAACAATAAAATAAAAAATATCCATGAAAGCGGTTTTCTATTATAATATAGACATACCTTTTTCTAAGGGAAACCTAGGTTTCCCTTATGATCCCTTCCTGATTACAAAGGATTCATAGAGTCCCTGCCTAAAGATCTTTAGAATGACAGGTTGCTAAGTGGCAATAAAAAAGTTTATATAGTATAATAAGGCAATGGCAACTAAAATAAATCCTGTATCCATCGATTATAATCCATCCATCTTAGACATGGGGCAGTTCAATGGCCGTGTGAATATCATTGAGCCCCCTGCTCCCGACGCGCTTTTCAAAATGCAAGAACGTTTAGCCGTGAAGAACAAGTCCACCGAGTACCGTGACGCGCTCAGCGGCATTTGGGAAGACAACCTGTTGGCCCGTGCCTACTTTTCCGCGGAGAACATTCAGATCATCCAGAACGGGTTACGTGCCGGGGTCTACGAGATGTCGCAAAACAAGTTTATCATTGCCCCTCAGAACATCGACACCCTCAAGATCGTCATGCGCAGCATCTATTTACAGTTCGCCGAGCACCGCGAAGAAGACATCCCGGGGCAAATCGCGCGTCTAAATCGTCAAGTTCTCAACTACTGCGTCCCCACCGTGTATGGCGAAGCCGTCGGCTACCAAAAATATCGTTTAGATCAATCTACCTTGGTTGTACCTTTGGCGTTGCCGCAGCACCACGATCGCCAATATAAGCAACTCGAATTGAAGTCGTGGTTTTAATGTTAAGGGAAACCTAGGTTTCCCTTAAGATCCCATCCTTTACACCTTTGCCGATTTAAAACGCCCACTAAAGTGGGCGTTTCAAGGGCAAAGGTAACGTTACCATGCGCATTTTCAATGCGCAAAGGTGTAACAAATACTAATTACGTTAACCGTCATGTTAAAGTAACTTACAAGGACTGTTTACACCTTTGCCGATTTAAAATGCCGAGGGTGGTGTAAAAAATGTTTGTATTATTTATAAATGAAAAAAAATAAACGCAAAACAAAAAAAAACAAAAATAATAAAATAAAAGGTGGTAATTCTTTAATAGAATATATTAAAAAAAAGGACGAATTAAATGCTATCAAAACAATAAGAGAAAATAATAGCGAAATTTTTAAATATGATAATTATAATAGAGACCCGTTATTTTATGCAGATAAATATAATCTAATAAATGTAATTAACGAAATAAATAACGCAAAGAAAAAAATAGAAGATGAAAAATATTTTTATACTATTAATAAATTAAAAGAAAAATCATATTTAATAAATAATGAAGCACGAAAAACAAGGAAACAAATTACGATTGACACAAACCCAGAAAATGAAAATGATGAAACCTATAATAAAGATAGTTATGAACCATTTTTAAATGACTTTATAAATAGTAATATATGGTTAGAACTAGATGATGATAATATAATAATTATATACGATTCTAAAAAGCTTTGTTTAAAACGAAGTTATTTTAACAATATAATTTCAGATAATATAATACTTAAATGTATTATAAAAAATAATACTTTAATATTTAAAGATACTATAAAACAGAAACAATATATATATTTAAAATCATATGGTTATAATGATAATATTGTAATAGATGAAAAAAACTTTGTTAATAAAATAAAAAATAATAAAATAATAAATTTAATTAATACAGGCAAAAATATGTTTGGAACAAATAAATCATTTATTATAAATAACCCAATGTCTTACGATGATTATGTTAAACAATATGGAATTTCTTATAATTACCAAAATTCATTAGCATTTTATACAAACAAATGGGATAATGTTATTAATGGATATTTAAGACAAGGAGAATCCTTTTTTGATACTTCCAGTTATTTTATTGATAATATTGTAATATTTGGAAATAATAAAACAGAAGCTATAAATAATATAAAAAATAAAATATCATTAATAGATAAAGCATTTTATGATGCACCATTAACACAATCAAATATTATTTTATACAGAGGGGTAAAACATAAAATAGATAACCCTTTATATGATGGACTACAATTAGGTTATTTATCTACGACCGATAATTTTAATACAGCAATTGGTTTTACATCATATGATGATAATTGTTGTATTTACAAATTTATTTTAGATATAGGAATTCCATATATATTTTTAGATTTTATAAGCCAAACACAGGGTGAAAATGAATTTTTACTTCCCAGAAATTTAATATTGCAATTTAAAAATCAATATGAGAAAGATGGTGAAAATGTATTCGAATTTTTTGTAAAATTAGATAATAAAGAACGTTATAAAAATATATATTTATGTAATGAATATATAATTACTGATATAACTACTTGAACTATTATTATTTTTTACATCTTCAAATAGAAGAAAAACGACGACCAAGTTGTTTTACTTCAATAGAATCTATAAACGAATATGATACTCCGTAAGGAAGTTAAGTAACTCGTGGCGTGAGATTCGCAATTACCTTTTGTATTTTTTTTTTAGCGTCTATAATGGGCGTTTTAAATCGTCAAAGGTATAAAGGATCATACACTGTTCAAGGGAAGGGGGTGCGGGGGAGTTAGAGTTAGACCGATCTTTGATCGGTCTTGAGCGAAGCGGTTCTTGACGTAGGTTTCCTGCTATCGGCATTTTCTCAAATTCGAACGTGGAGTTGTGTATCATATGTACCAGCTGCATTACTTCCGCGATTGACGGTGGCAGTTTATGTTTCCTTGCCTGCTTCAACAATGCAATTATTTCATCGTTTTCCCACAATACTTTACGTAGGTTGGACGGACGTAATTCTAAATTTACTCGGGTCAGCGCATTCAGTATGTCATCCCAAAAAAATCCATTCGCATTTGCACGATCCACGTTTATATACGAATTTCCAAAATCCATAATAACAATCTTGTATTCCAGTGTCTTCAGCGTAACCGCCTGACCGTCAAATTTATAGGCAATGTCAGTTTGGGTAGTTTTCTCAAATAATATGTTGTCCAGATGCAGGTCGCTATGGATGAAACCGATTGCCTCGTAGGCGACCGCCGCGGATAATACCGTCTGAGCCAGGAGATTTTTGAGCAGTTCTACGTTAGATTCGTCCCACGTATATTTACGGATGGATCCGGTGGCAATGTAGGGCATCACTAATACGTCTCTTTCGTTCGTATCTGCGGTTTCGTAACACGGAAAAACACGAATATATCGAATGTACCCCGGCACATGATGTTTGAATAGCTCTTCTCCGATATTGCATTCTTTACGGATGGTTGTTCTCACACGCCCGATTTTGATCACGATATGACGGTTCATTTTCTTTATCGCATCGTCTGTAGCAATCCCCCGAATGACAGAACTATCGACGGTGTTTTGTATGATTTCTTCTATTTGTATCTTGTCGAGGTTCTCGGCGTAAGCGTAACAATCGATGTAATATTTTGTTGCACCTCCGGACCTGTGATAGCGGCGTTTCAAATATCGCACGACGGCTTCGCAGTCTATAGGCTCCATCCGGTTTAATTATTTTACTTAACAAAGTAATATAATTTTTTAATGGCTAGAGAACCCTACAATTCTTTGCCAACGTAGCTCAAGACGCGGGGTTTTTCGCCCGAGTGGTAATCTAACTTCGACAGCTCGATCGGATATTTAAAAATAGTAAACACCTCCTTATTCGACACCAATTCGCGGTCCAGTTCCACCACCTCATTCTCCAGCATACGCCGATTACGTATTTCGGGGTAAATCTCCCTAACCTGGACCCTCACTGCTTCACTCAACAGTTCGCGGTTATCGGTTTTCACGTATTCTTCCAAGAGTGATTTGACCCGCTCGTTCAGTGTGAACACCGCTTGATTCTTCTTCAGGATCGCCTCCCTGTTTTGTTCGTTATGGTAATAGTCGGTATAGACATCCACCAATTCTTTATAGATCGCGCTATCCGTGTTATATGTCCCCAACTCCTTTTCAAACAGCTCCACCGATTTCTCCTCGGAAACATAGCTGAACACGGTGTCCAGTTTTTGGCGTATAATACGCTCCTTGATTTCCTCCAAATGTTCTCGGAAGGTGTATAACAACTCTTCAAAATAGGTATTACTACCATTGAATATTTGTATGTTCAGTTTACACGGGTTCTCCTTGTCCCCACACAGGATCGAATATTTGTTGTCGATACGGCCGGTGAAAATGGTCCCCACAGGGCGCTTACAATAGATGCAGGTCGGCTTGACGGCGAGAACCGCCTGCTTACCGAGCCGCTTCGTCAGTGCACTTTTAAAAGCATTTCGTTTCATTGTGTGTAGCTTCGTCTCATATTCCTGTTTCAGGCGGAAAAAATCATTGAGGGCGTCTTGGTAATTTTTCTTTTGGCTGTCCTCCTGGTCACGGTCACGGTCGGCCCCGCCCTGCTGCAAGGCGTCGAGGGCAGAGTGGCGAAACTCGATGCTAGGGCAGTTATCCATAATTAATTCGCCGGTCCCTTCGGGCAGGTTCTCGATCAAGGTAATAGGGTTGTTAGAAACATTGAGAAGATCCAAATGCTCGACCCCTTTCAGGTCCAGGGCGCCTATTTCGTTGTTATCACACCGAAGTTCGCGTAAGGAAGCAGGTAGGTTTTCTAATTTCTTGATACGATTATGGGAAATATTCAAGGTATGGAGAACCTGCAAGGCACTAATGTTGATTTTTTCTACGTAATTATAAGAAATATTAAGGGTTTCCAGGGTGGTGGGCAGGTTCTCCAACAGGGTCAAAAAGTTATTGGGGCATTCGAGTTTTACCAAGTTGGTCGGGAGACCCATGATCGAAGTCACCTCGCCCCGGGGGAGAACAATGCTGGTCAATTTACCCATCTGTCGCTCACTAATCACAGAAAAATCCAAGTCGCCATGCAATTCTTCGGTGATTTGGAGAACTTCTAAACTTTGGGGTAGGTTCTCCAATAGGCTCAATAAACGTGCTTGGGCTGTGTTGTTTTCCCGGATGACCGCGTCGCGTTTTTGTTGTATCAGATCCATAATCTACCTTATGACTAGACTTTTTATCGAGGCTGCAAAACCGGGAGATGGGTGATAGGAGATATTTCGGATTCGTGAGCCACCTTACGGTCCTCCTGAAACCACCGTATTTTAGAGAGCACATACTCTTGGTCACGGATCATTTTCTCATGTTGTTCGTAGGGCGATAATTTATTTTTATAGGCATTATAGAGAACCAGACCGACCAGTCCGATAAAGGCGACTAAAACCCCCACATTCAAGGCGTAATAATAAATCGTGGTACGGTTAGAATGGCATTTTTGTAAGGTTTGGAACATATAATTTCGGACCGAGTTCTCGATCAGTCGTGGTGGATCCATCGCGCCCCTCTTTATATATTTTTATTATGTGAAAAAATACATAAACATAACACGACACAACATGTTAGATAGATCATTATGGAACCGATTTCAACCTCGTTCGCACTAACTGTTTTTGCTCACGCAATGATCATTGGATGTGGCTTTATAGCAGGTATCGTGGCAGTGGAGAGTGTGAGCGATTGTCACCGGAGGCACCCGCCCCAGGGAGAGTATATACCTAAAAAGATCATCGTTCGTAACATGAAACCGTTCAGTAAGAGGATACGTACTCATAGCGAGTAAAGACTGCTGACGGCGACGTAGGATAAAATAGCTAAAACAATGGCTACGACCCAGATACTTATCACAGTTTTATCGGTGGAACCCACCCCGAACTTACGGAAACTACCGTCTTTGTTATAAATGAGGCTCGGCTGCATAAGATGCACGATCAAGAATAAGGCGATAAAGAGAAATATGGAGAGATTGAGGCGATGATGCCGGACAAAAGTTCTCAAATTCATGTTTTTTTATTATTATTATTATATTAAGAGAGTTAGAACTACGAAGCATTTCTTGACAAGGTTTCCCTTAAGATCCCATCCTTTAATTATGTTAACTAGCATGTTAAGATAATTTCCAAGATCCTTTACTGTTTAAGGGATGGGATCTTAAGGGAAACCGTAGGTTTCCCTTAATCGGCAAAATCGCCGGCATCACCATCATTATAATAATAATCCCCGTCAAGTTCTCCATCGTCCACGTTCGCAATTCCCATATCGATCGCGTTCCGCCCGTAGTCGATTCTCTCTAAATCGTCGGCTGCTGCGCGGTCGGCCGCGTCGAGTTGGTTCGTGTCCAAAACCTGTTCCATATCCACACCAAGGGCATCTGAATCTTGACCAAAAAGCATCTGGTCCAGCTCGCGGTCGTAAGCATTAGCGTCGTATTCGTAAAGACCCTTTTGCTGTCCTACGTTCCAGTGTTCCAAACGGTATTTCTTCAAGGAATCTTCTACCTTACGCTGTTCAATACTCATCTTCGTCAGGCGGTCGATGATGCCCTGGCGCTCAATATTTTTGTTCCGGCGTACTTTCTGTTGGATATCGTCGTAAGACATGTCCACCGTCTTCTTGTTCTCCTCCTCGATCTCTAAAAAGCTCAACAGCAAGGCTGCGACCCGCCCCTTGAGTTCCTCGGTGTTACCTATCCGCACCTCCACCTCGTTCAGCTCCATCTCGCGCTCCACCAGGTCCTCGTTCGTATCCGTCTCCCCCCCCCGGAGCTGAACAGCAATGTCCGAGCCCTCTTTGATCGCGGTACGGCGCCCCCGCTTGACCTCCTCTACATCGGCCCGCAGCAGATCCGCCTCGTTCGTGCAATTGATATATTCGAAGAGAACCGAGTAAAAACAGTAGGCGAACAGCATATAGGTGGTGTTTTTGTCCAATAAATGATAAAAGGTTCGCACCCCGTTCTCCCCCAAATCCTTCACCATCTCGGTATGGACCGGTAAGTTCTGTAAAAACAGGTTGAGCGAGGCGAGGCGGCGTCCCACCTCCATGAGAAGCCGGTTGATGACCGCGTCCTGTTTAAACGTCTCCAACTTCTCGTAATACTTGTTGATAAATTGGGAGAGGATGGCGTTATGGCGTTCCGAGAACCCCCAGTGCTTATGCACCTTTTTATAAAACCCCACGTCATTGAGCAAAATATTAGGATAGGTCTTGGACATGGCCTGCACCGCGTTTTGGACGAATTGGGTCACGGTATATAGCCCCGTATCGTAGTATAAACCGGTCTCTTTCATCGGCTGGTCCAGCTTCCACACACAGATGTCTTTCAAGAAGGTGTGGAGACGGGTATACCGGGCATCGGACAGGTTACCGTATCTCCCGAAGAAATCCATAATCTCGCGGTACATCTCCTTGTTCGCCTTAAGCAAATAGTTCTGTAAACTGTTGATCTCGTCACTCACCTCGTGAAGCATGGTCTTAGGCCTATGTGATTCCAGTAGCCGGAACAGCAGTTTCCGTAGCGGCTCGTCGACAATATGGGAATTTTCCATGTCGAGTTGTTCAACGACTTCCTTGATCACATGGATCTTGGTAGATGCGCCGAGTTCCACCGCCACCTCGTTCTCGACGATGTTCTCCTGGTGGACTAGCCCCATGAGCCGTAACAGGTCGTCTACGCGGTACTGCACCCCGTTCTTCTTCATAAATTCGATCTTTTCCAGGAGGGTCCAGTCCGAGCGGTAGCCCTCGGGGATTTCGCTACAAATCGCCTTGAATTTATCGGGGATCGGCAGACCCGTGTCAAACTGGCAATAATGGATGATCGCCGCGTAGATCAAAGTCGGGTCGTCTAAGTTGTTGGCGCTGACGCTCGAGTGCCGAATACCGGTAAATGCATTATGGAACAACATAGGCGCCGTCGCGGCCTGCTTCGTCATCGCCTGAGTCCGCGATAACAGCACCACGTTACGTATGTATTGGGCAATCTGTTCCGCCTCGCCAATAAAATATTTGATTGGCTGCACCTTTTGGTCGTCGCGTTCGTTACAACAGGCGTTCTCCAAAAACGGCACATTGCCCGACGTCTTCAACAATGTATCCTTCTTCTCCACCACACCCTGTACAGCGTCGATGATCCCGTACCCAAACGATAAAATCTTGCTCGTGACGATGTTGATCGACTCGGTCTGGCGGCTACTGCCTCGGCGCATGAGTGACTTCAAATCGTCCTCGAAATCGGACGCTACCGTCTGGAGATGCTTGGTCATGTGGATCGGCACGACCGGGGGCATGAAATGCCGCCACCTGCTGATGTCGTGCTCCAAGGGGCTCACGGTTTCGGGATGGAGCGACATATATTCCCGCTTTTTCGTGTATAGCTCGATGACGTCACTCCGCTTCATGATGAAGCTGTCGAAAATGTCTTTCATCCGTTTGACCAGCGTTTCCGGCTTATATTTCTTGATGGATTCCCAGATCGAGATGGAGCTCGTGGTTTTATGAAGGACACAGGCCAAATACTGTATGCCGGTGATGTCTTCGACACCCCCACCCAGCGGGAACCCACTGAATGAGCGCACACATCCCGGGAAAGTCCGTTTGCTCTGCAGAGACGGTATGGCGGTCTGCACCGCGATCAACAAATTACAAGCGATGATGGTGAGCCGGGTTTCGTCGCGGTAGTTCTTATACGGTTGGAGCGCCTTCCCCTTCTCCTTCAGTTGCTTGTCGGATTTCTTGTTATAGGCCGCCTCGGTATAGATGACCTTGTCGAACATCTCGAGGGACTGCCGCATCACAAAGTCTTCGACAGTGGCTAACGGAATATCAATGTTACGGCAAATTGTCGACAGTACATTGAAGACGGTTTCGGCGGTTTCGTTCTCAAAGACGCTGTCCGCTGCCCGCCCTTTCGACTCGGTCACTAGGATAGCACCAAGGTCTTGCTCCAAGATATCTTTCGAGGTGATCCGGAAGCCGGCCTCGTCGAACCCCTCCTCCGAGCTGAAATCGATTTTACGGAGCACAAACCCGCTATATTTGTCCACGATGGCATCCCCGTCGTCGCTCAAAATCCCGTATTTTGCACACACCTGGTCCAGCTTTCGGGGATAGTCGAGGCCCGCCACGAACTGTTGGGCGAGCTCGTAGAGCGAGAAGGGGAACAGCTTTGTATTCGTGTCTTTACAGTACTTCCAGTGGGGGTCCTCCTCCTGTTGTTCCACGAGCGGGTCGCGGCAATACTGGAGAACAAACCGGCAAATATCGGACTGTTTTTTCGTGAAATCGTCCTGGCCCAGGATCAAATCGCGTAACTGGAGGTGGGGGGACTGAACACCGTCCGCCTGACTGCCCCGTAGCGTGCCCAATGCATAGGCGACCCGCGACTGTTTCAACATATGGATATTATTCAGGTCGTACTGCCGTTTCAACTGTTTCAAATGCGTATTCAGGTTAGCCTCAACCTCCTTTTTCAGTTCATCGACATTGACCGTATACCGCTTATCAAACTCACCCAACAGCTTTTTACGGGCAATCTCGCGCATACGTAGGGCGGCCTCGTCCAGGGTCTCACACACCTTGTTCGCCTGATTTTTGATACATTTTTCGCTGACATTACAAAACAGGGCATTCGTATCCAAAAACGATTCATCGTCGATGTCGCTGTCCTTGATCCAGTTGTTCTTCATCCGGCGGTAGTACTGGGTACGCTTACGTATGTCGGCCTCAACCGCGATCGCCTCCTGCTCTCGCTCAGATAAGGTCTCGGCGTCCACATCGGCCGGGAGGGTAGGGCGGAGTTCCAGGATCGCATAGTCCCCGTCGACCACCTTTTTGTTTCCGGCGATGAGGGTCCGGGCGAGCTCGGTGGCTAGGTTAGGCGGGCAGTCGTGCTTGCTGACCAATGTTTGCTCCAAGAATTCAGTAAACAGTTCGGGCAACATTTCTTTACGCTGTTTCTCGTACCGCTTCAAGATCGAATACGGGGTATCGTCCAAATCCTTGTCGTAAAAAATCTCGTCGAGTGTGTTGTCTTTTTGCATCTCTGCGATCGAGGTGTAGCGCTTGGCCAAATATTTACGGGCACAGTCCGACGGCTGGATCTTCTCCTCCTCCGCATTCGTCTCGTCGATATTTGGCTCTGCGAGCACATCCAACAGCTGGTTCGGGGTGACGAGTGTGATCAAAATACTTTTTAAGAAGAGGGTATAAAGCTCGCCGTCGTCGCGGTCGTTCATCGCTTGTAAAATTTCCGACGTGGAAAGGTGAGCCTTCCCATTTACCTTCTTATCCGTGTCCAAAAACTCGTAGGCCTTTTCGAAAGAGTCAGCATAATCGTTCTTATCGAGAATAAGACGTAACAGCGGATTTGGCAGAGGCGATACAGGAAACTTGGCATTACGGAGCATCATAAAAACATTCGACCGTTTTTCGATCTCTACCTTGAGTTCCTCGATCCGCTCCTTGATCACGTGCCGGATTTCCAAATATTGTTTATAGGTAACGTCGGAAGGATAGACCGCGAACGGCTCCAAACATTTGACCACGTCGAGGAACGAGAGACGGTTGTTCAGGAATTTACGGATGATGCGGATAAGGAACCGGGTTTTCGGCACCATGACCTCTAAAAATTGCTGGAAACGGTCTTCGTCCACCGTGGCCGCCTCGTCACCCAAGAAGAATTCGTGTAAATCGGCGAACACGCTCTTGTTCAGCTCTTTTTCCAGCTTTTCGTAGTTGAATTCGCGTGTCAAATCCGTGATGGCATGGGGTTGGACGGTCAGCCGGCGTTTGAAATAACGGTAGGGCACAAAAGGGGTCAGGCTCAGGTTGGTACGGTCCATCAAGCTACTTCCGGGTAAATCCACGGCCGAATAGCGTATTAAGGGCTCGGGCATCATGAGGAACGAGCGGACAGCGATCGTATCGCTAGGTCCGATCGGCTTACGGAGGTAGATGGTTTTACCGGTTTTCATCACTTGGTCTTCGAGCCCCGAGAACCCCAGGTTATACCGCTGTATGACGTACTGCCGGCGGCCGGCCTCGCCGTTGTGGAAGGTGGTGCTGTAAAAATCGTCTTGGTTGAAGACGACGGATTCGAGGTTGGTACGGATAGGCCCGGTGTAGAGGCGAGCCTGTAAAGGGGGCGAAAAGGGGGTGAGGGTCTCCTGTACTTCGCCACAGATCGACGCATAGCTCAAGGTCGGATCCTTCGAATTTTCCTTGTAATATGCTAATTGTTGTCGTTCCAATTTACGTAGCGAATCGCCCAGAACTTCCGCAACAATTTCGGCCGAATCGATGGACGGACCCGTGTCATAGAGCCGTTTACGGGTGGTCGATGTGGGAATGAGCCACCGTAAGTTCGTATCCATATTTTTCAGACGGTCGATGAGGGGTTTGTGGGCCGCACCCAACATTTTGATATCGTAAACATTAGCGTTTTTGTCGAATTTCGAATACAATTCGCGTAGTTGCTTGTAGCGCTCGATCAAGAGATGTATGTTGTCGATCACGGCTTTCGTGCGTTGGCTATTAGGGATCGTCGACAGCATTTCGTCCATGATGTCGTTGACTTGGACGTCGATGCCGTAGCGTTGGTTCTCCTCGGGGATTTCGACCAGCTGGTAGATCTCGCCCAAGTTCTCACCGAAGATGATGTCGCCCGAGGATTCTTTATAGAGGTCATTGAGTTCGTCGTGTATGTTACGCTCGGCCACCACGTCTTTCGGGATCGTGACGATGGACTCGCCGGATTCGGTGTATTCGATGGAGGCCTCGTTACCATTGGTTCCGCTCTCCAAAGCAGAGGCAGGTGTGTCGACCCCCTTGAGGGCGGCCAAGGTCGCCACCGTCACCGCAGCGGGTTTGTTCCGTATTTTAATACTGTCGATAGGTATGTTTTCAGGCAACCCTTTATACCCAAAGTTGATGTAGATGACACTGAGCTCGGGGAAGGTGGTGATCTCAATCATATCGCCCTCTAAATTCGTGATTTCGCCGGTAATGATGGCAGGGACGTCGCCGCCAAAATGGATATCGATCCACGTGCGTGGTAACAGGTTGTTTTGTCGGGCATAGCCCTTCTCCTTGCTACGGCTCAAAATATTGATTTGTGTGATGGACTCGTCAGTGAACGTGCCCTCAGGGGTGATTTTCAGTTTATATTGCTGATAATTGTTGACATTGACTAATTTTATTTTTTCGTTATCGATGTAGGTGATGATGGCCACAATTCCATCCACGTCGGGGTTGGTAGGAGCCATAAGCTCGATGATATCTCCAAACTCTAAAGTTACTGAATTGGATGGAATAGATTCACGTTGCTCTAATGATTCGATAATAAGCTCTTTTTCACTTGGAGAACCATCTTCTTCACTTTGTTCCATTTGTTCTATTTTATCTTCTTTTGGTAATTGTTTTCGTTCTTTTTCGGGTAATTCATCATTATTGAAGAAACTGATGGTAGGTTCCATTATATTATTGTATAATCTAATATACAATAATAGCTCTAAATTTCTTATGCCGTGCTATACATAAATGACAGCTTGGACAGGTTTTGTATATATTTCATAGAATGTTGCTTGTTAATATCGGTCATGCCTTGAATCGACCCGCGAATTTTGTTGATGCTATTGATGATTTCTTCTGCGTTCGCCAGGACGGCGATGTCCTTACCATAATCCTTTTCTAGGAAGAATTCGATGTCACCGGAATCGATGATGTCTTTGTAGGGTTGGTAGACGTGGGTGAACCAACATTTTATTAGGAGGGTCGGGTTGGCACGCTTTACGGTGTCAAAAAATACTTTGGAGGTCAATATTTCGGTATTATTGTCGATGATGTTCGCGATGTCTTCTAGGAAATCGAAAAAATGGGTATTGAAACCCTTTAATAAGGTGGATTTATCTGCCGACATGTCAATTATAGTATAAACCCTCTATTTTTTATGTTATTTTTACACACAAACATTGCAGGGAACCTACGGTTCCCCTGCGACCCCTCCCTCAATTACGAGGGGAACCTTGGTTCCCCTCTGACCCCTCCTTTAATTGCGGTTCTCCTCTGACCCCTCTGACCCTTTCTTCAATTAAGCTAACCTGGTTACAAAGGTGGTTTATTACCAAAGGGAGGGGTCGCAGGGGTCAGAGCAGCGAAGCTGCTCAACCCTTGGCCGCCTACGGCGGACTTAGGGAACCGTAGGTTCCCTGCATTTCATCCATCCGCTGCTGTTGCAGTGTATCAATCGTCACACTATTCGACAATTTATCGGGCCGGTACGTATCCGGGGGGGTTGGAATGATTTGTATATCTTCGGAGGCAGAGACGTAGCCGTGCATTTGGCGTCTACCCCCTTCGCCTTTAGCGCTTAATTCTTCCGGGGTCATGTTATAAAACGTATATTGTTCGGAAACCACGTTGGACCCGCCGCCTAAGTATCCGCCTAAAGGAAATGCCACAGGTTCTCCGTGAGGCCGCACCGCTTGATTGTTCATGGATTTTATTTCGGGGTGATAATGCTTCAGAATCTCGTCGCCCATGAGAACCTTGTATTGTTTGTTCACCAGCAACAGCGAAGGAACACTATGGATATTGGGGGGCATGATAACCTTGGACCCGTTCTCCAACACCACAAAGGTTTGGTTGGTTTTAGGGTTGGTGGTACGCTTATCGATACAAATGAAGCTAATTTTTCCTGCTAAATTCCCCTTTACCAACGTTTGGACCAATTTTTGACAGTGTTTACAATAATTACTGTAATAGAGGATATCCATTTTGGGTGGCGCAAATATAGTATATGGTAAAAAATCATTTTACAGCGTTGAACATTGGTTCTCGAATACAAATAAAATTTATTGGCATAGTATAACTTATATTGACATGGGTAACGGATCTTCAGGTGGCGGGGGTGGCGGTAGTTCACCACCTGCAGGATATCCCGATCCGGGCAAAATAACCTCATTTTTCAAAGAATTGTCACGGAGATTTAAACTCTTAGGCATGGGCATCAAAGACATTTTCGAAGGATTAAAAGTAGCTGTGACAGCGGTATGTGCAGCCGCTAAAGTCGGTATTCACGATATCGGGCTGCTGATCGAATATATATTTAATTTTACAGAGGATAGTTTTACGTGTTTTAAACAGTTTCTCTACAACCTCAAATATTGTTTTTTATTTTATGTGATCGAGATGTGTGGGCAAATACTGTATTTTCCTGTACGAGTTCTAGTATGGACCCTTAAAAAATTCATACACTTTGATATGCAGCCATATTTAGATACATTTTGGGCATGGATGGAAAAGATAGACAAGATATTTTATAGTTACGCTAACTTTCACCTGATACATTATCCTCACGAAGTACGACAGCATTGTTACGTATGCAAGCGGTTGAGCGAACGGCCAGTAAGCCGCCAGGGATATACAGTGAAATACGATTGGCGTGAAGACCCGTCGGGTAACGATCCTCGGCTCCTGCAGATTATTAAGGGTAAGTTCTCGCAAATTATGCGTGGACAAGACGAATTGAAGCAGGCGACGGCGCCCTGGTAGCAGGGAACCGTAGGTTCCCTGCTTGGAAACCACTAAGGAGGACTACCTTAGTAATATATCATAAGAGTCTATATAAGAGTCTATATAAGAGCAATACGATGGGGAAAAAATGCATACCCGGCGTCATCTGTATTGAGAACATGACGCTTTTCTTCTTATTCATCGTTCTCATCCTCTTAGTTTATTTTTATTATATCCATTTTGTGAAGGGTGGGCGGGGTCAGGAGCAGGGTCAAGGAGGTTCTCGGATGGTGGTTATGTCCTCTCCCAACATGTTGATGCCTGTGTCGTCCCGCATAGGTCTCGCTGATCCGTTCAACGACCCCTACTACCCCCCGCTCCAGAGTGCGGACGGAGTCATTTATTCGCGTGGCCCTGGCATGGGGCCAGGACCTGGTCTCGGGTTAGGACTAGGTTCGGGTCGCGGCATACCAGTCAACATCGAGACCCAAGGTTTAGCAACCCAGTACGAACAAATCGGTATATTAGAAAACGGCAGTAACTTAATATTACCTTTAATGGGTCGGCGCTCGATGGTCGGTCGGGACAAATGGCAATATTATACTATTTCGAATACCGGGACGTTGAATACCAAATTACCTATCACCTTCCAGGGTCGTAGCTGTACGAACGAGAACGGGTGCGACAACATCAGCAGCGGTGATACGGTCTATGTGAAGGGCTATAACGACACCTTCCGTGCCACCGTGTACGAGAGCAATTTACTGCAATACATCCCTTATTGATCTCTGCGTAAAACTAGCTGTAAAGTAAAGATTATGTCAGGATATACACCGTGATGAAAATAACCGTCCATATATCATTTTTTTATATCGAAAAAAGAATTCGGTATATAAATCAGATCATCGGGGAAACAAACCAATACGATCACCCCACCGATATTTTTATTCACACAAACAACCCCGACCTACAAGCGAGCGATTTTGACCCCTATACCAAGGGCGCAATACATATTGTTTGGCATGACCTGATCGGGATCCATCCCTATTATTTGACGTGGAAATGTCGCGACCTCCTACGAGAACAACGGAACGATTACGATATTTTTATGTATATCGAAGACGATATAATGGTGCCCCGTAACGCGATTGCCTATTGGTTAGAACACCACGAACCACTCGTAAGCAAGGGCTACAATTTAGGGTTTGCCAGGATCGATACAGACGAGGACGGCGAAGAATACATGACCGATTTACACGGCGAACGTTTGGACACCCTCGGGATCTCGAATAATAATGTCTATTGTGTCAACAATAAAAACCCGTATTGCGCCTTTTGGATATACGATAAACACGAATTTAATCGGTTTGTCGAGAGTATCTATTACGATATTCGAAACATACCAGGATACGCGGTTCGTGAAATGAGCGCAATTGGTCTCCACGGCATCGCGAATTATTGGTACAAGAACACGCTGATTCCGGTTATTTGCGGTCAATTACATCGCGACTGCCGAGTTTATCACCTTCCTAGCAATTATGTGTCGAATAAAGATACTCTTTTCGCTACGATCAAATTTACAGAGGCGATAGAGAACTTGCCATAAAAATAAGGGGGTATTGTAATATAGGTCATCATGTCTATTTTTTATTCGACGGATGTAGTGACAAACCAATCCAGTTTTTTAAATTATTATTTAGTGAATATGCCCTTTTACCAGTCCGACATATCATGTAACATGAATTCGGGGTATTATAGCGTGTTATATAACTATAGCAACAACAATTCGTCCAACAACTACAACGTGATCTATTACAATACCAAGTACTTTTACCCCAACTACAATGCGAACCAGCTTTTCCTCTACAAATTGATACATAATAATGTTGCGGGGGTTACGGACGGTGGCAAGGGGGCGATCCCCAACCTGATCGGAGAACTTGTGATACAGACCGTCAACATGGTCGATCAGACCCCCCTCTACCTATGCTTTTTAATTCGGTCGGTGACAGGCCAAGCTACCGATGATATGAATGGACAAAGCACCGGTTCTCTCTCCAACCTCTATAATAAAATTATTTATAACGGTAACAATGGTATTCAGTACGACACAACCGGCAGTAAGGCAGTGACGATCAGCCCGAGCTCGGACGGCACGATTCCGTCCCAAGACGCCAACGGATGCATTATTTATTACGACAGCGGCAGTGGATCCATCGTGGCTCTCTTCTTGACCCCTATCACTGTGAGTAACCCAGCCGTAATAAGCTTCATCGCCAATGCGCTCACCAATAAAACACACCTGTTTAGTAAATATCCGACGGGCGGGAAGGCTGATATATTATCGGAGCAATCCGTGGTGTATAAAAACGAAATCGCGAACCTGTTCACGGTGTCATCCGATCCCAATGCTCCGAGCCATGTCAATCCTCTCGCTGGTAGCGGGACAGCGGGTGCGAGCACTGCGACCACGGGCGCCGGGGTTCCGCTGGTCAACGACAATCAGATATATATTGACTGTAACCCTACAGGCGCGAGCGAGGACGCGATTATGACGTATCAGATACCAATCAACAGCGATCTGATGTCGGACATCCAAAACAGCTCATTCGCGAAATTGTGCAGTAACTTTGCTCTGTTTGGGATCATTCTATTGGCTGCTTATATTGGTATACCCCAACTCTACGAAACCATTGTGCTCAACCGCATGCACGAGGCGGATGATGTGATGTACTCGAAATATTTTATTGTGGCGTATTTCATGCTGGTAGCGACGGTGCTGTTTATCTCGGGGAACCGGCTCAACAATATGATTGAGATGGTGGCGGGGTTTTTCATGGTTTTCCTGGCGATATTGACCTATATATTGATTTCCAACGAGGAATCGAAATCGAACCGCGTGTTTGACGCATTCAATGTGGGGAACTTTTTCCGGTTCGCGGGGTCGGTGGTGCAATTTTTGGCGAAAAACTGCTTGCCGATTATTGGGGTGCTGTGGGCCATATTGTTTGTCATACTGACAGTGCTGTTATTCACTAAAAATAGCGACGGGAAAACAATTGTCGATAAGCAGCAATACTGGGCGTTTGGATTCTGGCTGGGGATCGTGGCAATACCTACCGTGGTAGGGCTGGTCAAAGCTGCCTCTTAAGGGAAACCTACGGAGCAGGGAACCTACGGTTCCCCTGCGACCCCTCCCTTGCAGTGAAGGTTCTTGGAAAGGTTCTTTGTAATTATCTTAACATTGGAGTTAACATAATTAAGGGAAGGGGGTGCGGGGGAAACCGTAGGTTTCCCTGCTCCGTAGGTTCCCCTTATACCTAGGTTCCCCTTATGTGTAGAGGGACCCTTCCTTTAGTTTATCCGCCACCGGTTTGAACGTGGTTCCTACAAACACGCTCGGATCGCTACGTCCAATCGGCGCCATCGTGTTGACCACTTCCTCTTCTAAAGTTACCTCTTTAGTCGGGTTCATGGCTACCATTTCGGCGTCCTTCTTCGTCTGGGACGGGGTGTATTGCATCACCGTGACGCGTCCCACTTTTTGCGTGCTGCGGCGTAACAGCTCATATGCCACGAGAACAAACACGACTGCCACGATCGGGTTCACGTTCAAAAACATATAGACCGCGAGGACGAATATCGTTAACATACCTAAAGATGAATCCACGATACCGGATAAAAACGAGGGAGTTTGGATAGGCAATACCACGTACAAGATAAAAACCACCAACAGAGCTATTTCTAATTTTGTGAGGGAACTAAAGACCTTCTTGATATCCATACTGTTCTATTACAATACCGACCGAAAAAAATATACAATTATTCGAGGTTCTCTAGTTAGAACCGGAGAACGAAGAACGTAGATTCTTACTGAAAATTTTCGGTACCAAAAATTCGAGTAAGGATCGGAGTTCGCAGAACGTAGATTCTCGCGAAGATTCTTACCAAAAATTGAATCGGGTTTCTTTTCAATAGACAATATAATATAACTACCCTGGAATGAATAAGAAACAATTCTTTTTTCGAAAGCGGACTGCGGGACCTGTGAGCTCGAAAGCGCCCATAAAAAAAACATCGCCCAAAAATCGAGAACCTGACGTCTACGAACCCCCGGAAACCTATAAAGAATCGATCCGTTCGGTGGCGTATTTGGGTAAAAAGGGCTACACGATTCCCAAAGCGAGTTTAGAAAAAGAAGATGAGGAATTCTTACGCAAGGACCTCTTTGTTAAACCCGAGATCCACGGGGCGAATTTCGGGGGCGCGCCTGAAGTCACCCCTTTCCCGGTGTTTCGCGAAAACAGTAACAAAATCTATCTGCCGCGGTTTTACGGGATGAAGCGGTACGGTGAACCGCATCGTTCCGAAATGCAGGAGGGTGACGATATTAACGTAAGATTCGATAAACCGTTACGCGACTACCAAGAAACTATTGTCGGTGCTTACATTGATTATGTTGGCTGCAAAGATGGTTCGGCACGTGAGGTACGTGAGGCACGTGAGGTACGTGAGGCACGTGAGGTACGTGAGGCTAGTACTACGAATTGGGGAGGTGGTGGGATCTTGGATATTTATACGGGCGCGGGTAAATGTTTAGGTAAGGACACCGAGATTTTGATGTTTGACGGCACCATCAAGTTAGTGCAGGACATTGTGGTGGGCGATCAGATTATGGGGGATGATTCGACGCCCCGAAACGTCCTGACATTGGCCAGAGGCCGAGAAACAATGTATAAAGTTCAACCCAAAAAAGGTGACGGTTACATTGTCAACGAAAGTCATATCTTATCTCTGAAGTACAACGTCAATTTAAATAAAAATAAGCGTAAAAACGACATTTTAGATATTTCTGTGAAAGACTATCTGAATTTACCAAAGTCTTACAATAACAACCCTACCGGCGGCCGGCTTCTTTCAGGATACCGGGTTCCGATCGACTTTCCCGAAAAGGAGGTGGAATTCGATCCTTATTTGCTCGGATACTGGTTAGGTGACGGTAACTCGAGAGGAACCGGGATCAGCACACAAGAATCGACGGTGATTAAGTATATGGTAGACTGTTTCAAGACCAAGCACACGACACTGTATTTGAAGTACACGGGCGCCCAATACGATTATCGAATCAACTCGATTTGTGAAAAAAACCAAATGTTGGATTTCCTTAGAGCCAATAATCTCATACTGAATAAGCATATCCCGCACCGTTACAAATGCAATTCTAGAAGTGTTCGTATGGCAGTTTTAGCAGGGTTGATTGATTCTGATGGGTATTACTCTGGTAATAAATATTACGAAATAGTGCAGAAAAACGAACGCTTGCTGGACGATATTGTCTTCTTAGCCAGGTCACTCGGGTTCGCCGCATATAAGAGGAAGGTGTTGAAAACTTGCACGAATGCGAAAGATGGGCCCAAACAAGGTATGTATTACTCGGTCAGTGTTTGTGGCCGAGGACTAGAGAAAATACCGGTACTTTGCCCCAGAAAAAAGAGCGGAGAACGGATTGCACCTCAAGACGTATTAAAATATAGTTTTGAACTACAAAAATTGGAGGAAGACGATTATTACGGTTTTGAGATTGACGGTAACCACCGTTTCGTGTTGGGGGATTTTACAGTGACGCATAATACGGTCATGGCACTGAAAATCGTCTCGCTCCTCCAAAAAAAGACGTTGATCATTGTCCACAAAGAATTCCTCATGAACCAATGGATCGAGCGTATCGAAGAATATTTACCGAGCGCTCGGGTAGGTAAGATCCAAGGCCCCGTCTTCGACGTGGATGATAAAGACATTGTGATCGGGATGGTCCAGACGCTCTACGACCGCGAATATCCGGTCGAAGCGTTTTCGTGTTTCGGTCTCACGATCATCGATGAGGTTCACCGGATCGGTAGTGAACAATTTTCGAAGACGTTGTTCAAAACGATCACCCCCTACATGCTCGGAATTTCGGCCACTGTGGAACGCAAGGACAAGTTGACCAAAATATTATACATGTTCATCGGAGACATCATTTATAGTGCGAAGCGGGACGCGAGCGATGTGGTCGATGTACGCGGCATCCACTACAAATCCAACGACACCGAATTCAACGAGGTGGAGACCGATTTCCGTGGCATGCCCAAATATTCGTCGATGATTGTCAAGTTGTGCGATTACGGCCCACGCAGCGACTTCATCATCCGAATCCTCCGCGACTTGATCACTGAGGGTCCCGAAAGTCAGATCATGGTGCTCTGTCACAACCGGTCGCTCCTGGTGTATTTGTATGACGGCGTCGTCCACCATAACTTTGCTACCATCGGCTATTATGTCGGCGGGATGAAGCAGAACAAGCTACAGGAGACCGAGGGGAAACAGATTGTGCTCGCCACCTACGCCATGGCAGCAGAAGCCCTCGACATCAAGACGCTTTCTACACTGGTAATGGTGACCCCGAAAACCGACATTACGCAATCGGTGGGTCGGATTTTACGTATGAAACACGCGAACCCGATCATTGTGGATATCATTGACTCTCACGATGTGTTCAAGAATCAGTGGACACAACGTAAACGGTTTTATAAAAAATCAAATTATCGGATTTGGGAGATTGAATCCGCGAAATATCAAAACATGGACATTGATCCCGCGTTGTGGAAAAAAACGAACGAACCGAAGGCGTGTGCGGCGACTTCGAATGTGCGCGGTGTCGAAGAGGACGATGACGACGACCCGGCTCCGACCAATGTGTTCAAGTCGTTGATACCCCAAGGGACCTGTATGATTGACACGTCCATGTTTACTTGAAGAACCAGAACCGCTTCTTCGCACTCTTCGACCGCGACCGCTTGGCCCGCTTAGCAGACTTCGCCTTCTTACCGCCCATCATAGGTATTAGTTTTTTCATTTCCTCTTCGCCCTCCTCGAGGAGAGCAGATCCCTCGCTGGCACTCTTCTGGATCATCTCGGTATTCGTGTGAGCGTCCGCTTCCATGGCCTCCTTGATAACTTTCGTATCACCCTTCGTATCCCCGGTAACCATCTCGACCATATCTTCCTCGAGGGTTCCTAAAACGCCCTCACTGGCTTTGCCGCCACGGACTTTCTTGGACTTGCCACCCTTCAAGGGCTTACCACCCTGGCTGCCCTTACGAGATTTACCACCTTGGCTGCCCTTACGGGACTTGCCACCCTGGCTGCCCTTACGAGACTTGCGCATCGAACGCAGCTTCGCCATAAACTCCTTGGCCGCACGGGATCCGCGCTTGAAACGATTTCCGCCCTTCATGGGACCGGACGCCGCGGACTCGTATTTGGCAGTCTCGCCCCCCGTCGCCGAGGGCTGGACTTCGGGAAGGGCCTTACCCTCCGCAAACGTTTGAACTTCGGATCCGTTTCCTACAGCTGACATATTTATATTATATAATATTGTTAGATTTTTGGCTACAACTTACTAATATGGACGATTTTAGTACGGCTATCCACGACCCGTAACGGCACCCACTTTTTGAATTTGGTATGAAATGCGCACTCCATCAGCAGCCGCTTTTGGGTATCTACATATTTATGCTCGTGCGTGTTTTGAAAATCGTCTTCATCGTCGCTCTCCTCAATATAATCCAGGTTCCGGTTTTCCCGTATTTTACGAAACAAGCTATTCATAAAGACACTGATTTTATAGCTAGGGATATAGGCGATGTTATAAAACACCGGTTGGTTGCTCTTACCGTAGGCGTATAAGTTATAAATGTCGTATTGGGGGTCGGCGGTGACTTGAAACACGGTTTTATACTTATATTGGGGTTTGGACAGGTCGATCCGCACCGCCACCTGATCGGGGCCCGGCCGGGCCGGTCCCTTGTCGAGTGTCGTAGTTTTACGCTGAATTGTCACATTCAGATAGGGGGCGATTTCGTGGCCTGACCGGTACTGCAGGTGGTGGACGGGAAACGCAATGTTGGGTGGGACGGTGCCGAATACGGTGGTATCTGCTTTCCAAAAGACGGTGAGGGCGAACGCTATATGTGATGCAGGTGTCAATGGTCCCAGTGGGCTCAATAGACTCATGGTTTGCTGTAGAAACCCGACCCGTTCGCCAAAAACAGTGGTTTTCATGGAGATCCCTTGGAAATATAAAATGTCTTCGATGATGAAGAACTCACGACCCGTCTCTTGCCATAGAGTCCCGTACACGATGGTACCCAAGGCGAGAGAGCCAGCGAAGGTGGCAGGGACGATCTTAGATCGGACGATTTTCTTTTCTCGGTTGAGCTCCAATAAGAAACACACGTCATTGTCGTCGTAAAACGTGAACCATGCGAAATATTTTCTTCCGAGGGGGATGGCCAAACAGATATCATAAATAGGGGAAACTTTATTATGCGAAATGGTTTCATAAGAAAGTTCGAAGTTTGGCAACCTCTGCATCAAACGCGAAAATTGGTTGCTCGTCAGCTCCATTCCCGATGATTCTATGCTATTGTATTATAGAGCGAACCGTTTATATCAATTTTTTCCAATAACTTTACGCTAAATCATATCATTTACCTGTGTCGATAAATGGTTTGACCGAATACCATTTGTTACTGGGATTCATGTCGTGATAGACACAATCGTCCATGGCCTCCTTCGCGACCCTGAGTTGTTTCGAAAACTCGCGGATAAATTCTTGGTCTCGGTCTAACCCTTGTTTCAATATGTGCGCCATCAGGATTTCTTTGCCCCTTCTTTCGAGGTTTTCTACACTAAATGCCATGTGGGGGTGGGAATGATAGATGTTTTGTTCGGCGAACTTGACGACCGGACCCCGCTCTTTATCGATACAGTACGATTGTTCTGATACCACGACTTTGGGTTTTACTTTTAGACCGATTGTACAACCGCTACCCATCTATCTATTTATATGTATCGATTTATGTTTGTTTGAATTTATATTTTACTACCTGATTGCATCATAAAATCGGTGAGTCGTTGATCAAGCAGATCTTTTTCACTATCTTGAATGTATTGGATCTCGGGTTTATGGGTGGTCTCTTGTAACTCTTGCATCATCTTTTTATATTTTTGGACTTGGACATTGACTAAATCCTTGGTTTTTTTCGTGCTGTACGTATCTTTAATATAATTCCATACGTGATGCCCGGCCCAAACAATAAGAATCGATATAGTAATTTGAATAAGAATCCATACGAATAGCTGCATAAATATATTTATAAATATCGTAATAAATATATTTGCACCGTCGAACTAAGGGGAACCGTAGGTTCCCCTTAAACCCTTCCTTTAAATTGCAAACTACATTAGAAATGTCATTGGAAACATATTTTGAAATTATGTTACACAACAAGGTTAACATAATTATTTTTCATTGAGGGAAGGGGGTGCGGGGGAAACCTACGGTTTCCCTGCAGGAAGGGTTTAAGGGGAACCTTGGTTCCCCTTACGACGAGTAGTCCGGGCGTGTTTACGCTTCTTCCCCTTCCCCTTACTCTTGCGTTTTCCCCCGAAAATACCGAAAATCTTCTTACGGGGGTTCTTCAGTTCGCACTGTTTCTTGTCCTCGTTTGCTAATCGGATTTTCTCATTCGCGACGTCTAAACATTTTTTACGGTTCTCGTCGATCATCTTTTGATCGGTGACCGTAGGGACTGCTGCCGCCGCCGCAGGCGCCTGCTCGATATGGACCAACGAATAATGCGTCTCGGGTTTCTTAGGAGCAAACGCCTTATTTTTCATTTCTGTCATTTTGTCTTTTATACCCATACTCGGAATGCCTAAAAATCCACCTTTGATATTTTTGGGCATAGTATCCGTTTATCCTTTATATTATATACTATAAACGTATATATTTACAAAGGAAGGGGCTGGCGAAGCCAACGCAGGGGAACATTTACAAAGGTTGTTTAATGAAGGGTTTAAGGGTTGTTTACTGTTTAAGGAAGGTTTTAAGGGTTGTTTACTGTTTAAGGAAGGTTTTAAGGGTTGTTTACTGTTTAAGGAAGGGTTTAATGGTTGTTTACTGTTTAAGGAAGGGTTTAATGGTTGTTTACTGTTTAAGGAAGGGTTT